TTGGTAGGTATGTTTCGATTTTAGACCGAGCGTTGCCATAACCACAACAGACAAAAAATAAAAAGCCCCCGGCTGAAACCAGGGGCTAGTGGCTGGTCGCGATGATTGCGTGCCGCCGTCACGCTCATACCCGCGCCGAAGAAAACGCGGGGAGGAAAGGCCCGAAAGCCCACACACCAGGCCGGATCACGCGCCAGCGTAGGTGTGTTCCGTCCTACCGATATACCTTACCAGGCTGCTCTTCCTGGAGTCGCGGTATCAGCTTCTGGTTATAGTTCATGCCACCCAGGGCTTGACCGCGATATTTCTCACGTCTTGAAAGCGAACTGCGGACAGCAGCACCATCGATGCGCATTTCCGGGTACTTTTCAGAGTATGCACGCATCTTATCAGTAATCTGGTCCACTTTCTTCTCATCACCAGCTTTCCAGGCCTTATAAAAATCGCCCAGCAGCTTACTGCGCTCCTCGGTGATCGCCTTCTGCTTGTTCATGTTGTAGCTGTTTAACTTGTACTGCTCAGTGACACGCGCTGGCGTGAAGCCCATCGCCTGCTTGAGAACGTCCCAGCCGCCTACCTCATCGACGATAGGATCACCATTTTTGGTGGTGACGCCTTCGCTGTAGTAGCGGTAGGCCTTCATCGGGTCACGGATTGCCTTCGGCACCAGGTTTTCCATCCCGCGCCAGGTGTAGCCGTCCTGGATCTGGCTAATGCCGCGCACGGCAGTGTACGGAATGGATGATGCCGGGCCTAACAGTTGCTGCAGCCAGTACAGGTATGCGGAATCCCCTTCCCGGTCCATGTCATCGGAACGGAACCACAGATCCCCGAAGCCGATACGGCCCGACAGCTCGACGCCGAAGGCATAGCCAGGTACGCCGTCCATCATGATGCCGACCATCGACGGCGGCAGGTACTGGAGAAGCGTCTTTTTCAGCTCCACTTCCGGATCCTCGCCATCGTCAGAGAACATACCGGCGATGACCATCAGCATGCCGAACAGCGGCAGGCCGCGAATGCCGGTATTGAACGCCAGCGACCCCAGCAGGCCAATCATCTGTGTCCGCGCTTCGCGACGTTCCTGCGCGTTACGCGGGTTGATGATCTCGTATGTGGTGTAAGCCAGGTCCGAAATCATGTTCAGCGAGTAGTTGCGGAACACCAGCAGCGCTTTGCCGGTGTTGCTGTGCATTACCGCCGGGCGGCTGCTGTTCTGGTAGTCGTAATGTGAGTCCCAGGTCAGCTCTGACGCCTTCCGGATCGCGTTCTGGTGGTCCAGGCCACGCTTACGCGCAATCCGGTACGCGGCGAGGAACGTCGCTTCGCGGTTGATGCGCTCAGTATGGTGGAACATGAACGACATAGCCGCCATGATGCGGGCGCGCGTCGGGCGGTATTTGATGCCGCTATCCGCAATGCCCGCCACATCGTGAGACTGGGTGCGGGTGATAAGCCCGATCCGGTACGCCTCACTGACGGCGGCTTTTTCCTGCGGGGTAACGCGGCGCGACTGCTCTGCGAAGGTGCGACCTTTGGCAAGGTCAAACATCGCCTTATTGATTTGCCCCAGCGCTACCGCCATGCCCCGCGCGGTGCCCTTGTCGTAGAATGCGGCCAGTTTGGACGGTGCGACGATCACGGTCTGCCCCATGTTCACCAGCGCCGCCGCCGGGCTTTGTGCCAGGTACCACATAAACGCGCCCTGGGTGGCGACCTGCGCAATGCGGTTGCTGGTCGGGTTCATGACGTACTGGTGGTTCTTCTCGGCCTGCTCCAGCACCAGCCCGCTACGTGTCGGGTTGCGGGTGTATTTGGTCTGGCGCTTCGCCTCGTCCAGCTGGTCCTGCAGATCCATCGCAAACTTCATGCGGGCGGTCTGGTGTGCGCCGTGGAACATGTGAGACGCGAACGCACGCAGCGCATCCTCTTCAAAACCGGCGCGGCCTTTACGGTGGATGCGGTTTTTGCGCAGTGACATATCCGGCATACGCTCCAGGTAGAGCTGCCAGACCTGATCCTGCGCCTCTTTCGCCGCTGGCAGTCCCTTCAGAATGTCCTCGATACGCGCAACGAACTCCGCCGGAACCTGCTTGCGCAGCTCTGCGGTCTTCGAAATCAGACCAGTTTCAACCTCAAACCCCTGCTTACGCAGCTCCTTCGCTACGCGAGACTGCTGGAAAGGCGTCTCCTGGCGGGAGAATACCTCGATCTCATTGGTCTTTTTGTTGCGGGCGGTGACGAAGTAATCACCGAAGCGCGCCAGCGGGAAATAAGGCCCAGCCAGGCGGTTGCTTTCGAACTCCTGGCGCAGCTGGTTAACGCGGGCGCGTCGGTTCCATGCATCGCGACGGCGGGCGTTATCGAGTTTCTTCTTGGCGGCCGTAATGGCTTTTTCGCGATCCTCTCCCTTCAATCCCTCGTCGTTGATGGCCTGCATCTCGTCCTCAAATTCACGCTGGGCTTCCTTGATGCGGAACTCCATCGCTTTTTCCAGGTTGGCGACGATGATCGCCTCCTGGGTGTTGGCGAGCTTGCTGTACAGGTCGCGAACGTCGCGGTAGAGCGCCTGGCCTTCCGGAGACAGTTTCTGGAACTCAGCACTCAGCCTCGTCCATTCCTTCTCGCGGGCAGACTCATCCATCGCCTTTTTGTTGGCCTGCTGCCATTCATCGCTGCTGATTTTCTTGTCCCGGAGGATCTTCAGGTCCGCACCATTCAGGCGGCTTTCGAACTTCTCGGACGGGTCAGCCTGCGCCAGCGTGGACTCATGCATGATCTGCATCAGCTGGCTGTTCTCGGCAGCGTTCTTGGCCCGGTACTTCTGCCAGCGCTGCGCCAGTTTATCGGTGAGCGCGTGCCATTCATCGCGGAACGTGTCCATCTTCAGCTTAATGTCGGCGTATTCGCCCAGCGCCGGGATATCCTTCGCCACGCGCTTCAGCAGGAAGCGGCCAGGCGTCCAGTGCAGCAGCGTCGGCATGGCAGCGGTAAGGGCGTCGCCGGTCAGATCGCGGGTTGCGTCAATCTTCTTGCCATAGAAGGCTTCCGCCTCTTTCTTGGCTTCGCCCGGCTTCATGCTGTAAGCCGTATCTGTGGACCCTTTTACGGGGCTTTGGTTACGGACGGCACCGGCGGCCAGCGCGCGAAGCTGTGATGGAGTAACGTCGCCCAGCTGCACACCAAACCGCTGCTGTACCCAGTTTTTCACGGTACCGATCACGGTTTCGGCCCACTTCCGGATGCCAGGAGGCATCTGCTCGAAGTGCTCGACGGCATACGCGCCCAGCTCTTCAGCGCGGCGACTGCCTTCCTCGCTCTGCTCGATACGGGTATAGGCGCGATCCCATGCGGTTTCGCGGCCCTCGCGACGGCTGGCGGCCTCCACGTACTCATTGAGGCGGGAAATCAGGTTGTTCCAGCGCGGCGAACCGCTGATTGCGTTCATGCCAGAGTGGAACAGCTCATGCATCAGCACCGGCTGCGCCGTCTCTGCGGTCAGGTTCGACAGCGCAAGGTGGATACTGCCGTCAGGATCTACCCAACCGGCAGCGTCAGCACGGCGGTTTTCCGGCGGTGTGTCGTGAATGACGATCCGCCCATCTTTCTGCAGTTTCGCCACCAGCGCACCGGCATCGCCGCGCGCCAGGGCACCACGAACAGCGCGGTTAGCCGAAACGGAGTATTGCGGTTTCTGCTCTTGCGTTGCCGGGCCAGCAACGTTTTCGGCCTTCTTCGGCTTCAGCTGGTCAACCACTTCGGCATGACGCTTACGGGTGTCCTTCAGCTCCTGCGCTTTCGGCCATTCCGCCAGCTGCTCCTGCAGTTTCGGGATCTCCGCCAGCGCCTTCTCGCGGCCCTGCTCCATGACGGTGATAGCGTCGCCCAAATCCTTCACGGCATTGCTGATACGCATCGTCAGGCCCAGCGGGTCGTCACCGATACCGAAATTGACGGTATAGGAACCAGCGCCCTCCAGGTTGATGGTGAACAGCTCGGCGCTGGTGCGCTCCATGCTCATCGGGAAATCGCCGTACTGGCCGACCTGGCGCTCATCGCTGTGGTTGTGCTCCATATCGGCAGCGATAGACAGTAACGCTTCGCCTGCGTCCTTACGCTTTTCCAGCTCCTGGCCGTTGATGGTCATAGCGAACTTGTCCGGCACCGACAGGTTTACGTCCTGGCGCAGCTCGTCCAGCGACTTCGCCATCCACTCGGCTTTGCGGCGCTGCTGCTGGATGGTATCGCGGATACGATACTGATCGCGGTCGAAACCGGCGCGCTCGTTCTCCAGTCGGCGCATTTTCTGGCGCAGGGTCATCTCTTCCAGGATGAGCGGATTGCCGCTCGATGCCGCTTTCATTTCTGCCGCGTTTGCAGCCTCGCCGCCAATATCCTCAACTTCGCGCTGCGCGGTGTTACCCTTGCGAACCTGCTCGATAAAGCGGGCTTTCGCCTCCAGGGTCTGCCACATGCGGCTATCGAGGGTCTGTTTCGTCGCATAGCGGTAAACGCCAACTTCGAAGCCTTCCGGATCGCGGTCATAGAGCTTGTTACCCTGGCGGATAATGCGCCCTTCACGCTGCTCCAGGTCGGACGGACGCCACGGAGCATCGAGGTGGTGAAGCGCAACCAGGCGATCCTGCACGTTCATACCAGCGCCCATCTTCGACGTTGACCCCAGCAGGACGCGGACACGGCCAGAGCGCACCTTCCCGAAAAGCTCTTCTTTCTGCAGCTCGGTTTTCGCGTCGTGGATGAAGGCAATCTCGTTTTCCGGGATGCCCAGCGCCACCAGCTTCTGTTTCAGGTCATCGTAGACGGAGAATTCGCCATCGAGCGCGGCCAGCTCGTCAGGACTGAGTTTGTCCAGCTGCTCGGCGGCGGCCTCGTCACCCTGCTCGGCCTTCTCTACCAGGTCACGGATCCGGGCGGCCTCTGCTGCTTTGGCGTTCTTTGGCGTCGAGAGATCGATAAACACCAGCTGTGCGCCACGGTCATCGGCCCACTTATCGTAGTCCTCTTTGATGCGGCGGGCGGCCTCATTGGTCTTGCTGCGCTCAAAGTCTGGCGCGCCTGGCTCGATGAGGCGCATATCCAGCGCCACCTTGCGGGCGTCACTCATGATTTTGAGCATGTTGTCCGCGCCCTTTTCTGCCTTCTTCGGCAGGTGCTCGGCACGGTAGACCAGTGATCCCTGCGGATACTGCTCGATGCCGTTGTTATCGGTGATTGGCTCCCCGATATAGGTTGCCTGCATGCTGCTGCGCGGCACAACGATGTTGGTCGGCTTCCCGCCCTTCATCTTCGGCACTGGCAGCTTTTTGCCCTGGGCGGCCAGCTGGCGGTTAATGTCGTCGCGGTTGATCACGTCCGCGAACGAGGTGTAACGCTGCATCAGCTCCGGCATGTTCACGAATTTCGCGAAACGCGCGGTCATCTTGTACTTGCCAGACGGCGAAAGTTCCCAGTCGGTGACAACCTCACCAAACATGCGCGCCCAGGCGTCGAAGTGGGAAAGCCCCTGCGCCTTCAGGTTGTCGTAGTCCATGTAGCGCTGCATGGTGTACATCTCAGCCATCGTGTTGCTGATCGGCGTGCCGGTCGCAAACACAACGTTGCGGCCGCCGGTAGCCTTCAGGACGTGGCGGACCTTCATGAACATGTCCATCGCGCGCTGACTGCCGGACGCATCGCCCAGGCCTGCGACGTTACGCATGCTGGTGGAGTAAGCCAGGTTCTTAAATTCGTGCGCTTCATCGACAAACAGCGCATCGACACCCAGCTCTGACCAGTACAGGGAATTATCCTTGTTTTCGCTGTCCACCAGCTTTTTCAGGCGCTCTTCCAGTGCATCGCGGCGCTTTGCAGCATCCTTCACATTGCGACTGCTTTGGCCTTCAGCCTCTCGGATGGCCTCGATAGAGGATGTCAGATCGTCAATCTGCTCGCGGATAAACTCGGCTTCGTGCTCCGGGTCTACCTGCGCCTTGCCAAACGACGAATGAGCAACGATCACCGCGTCCCAGTCGCCGGTAGAGATACGGGCGAACAGCTTTTTACGGTTTTCCTTCTCAAAATCGCGTTTCGTGGCGGCCAGCACCTTCGCGCCGGGATACAGCTTCACAAAGTCGGTCGCCCACTGCCCTACCAGGTGGTTCGGCACCGCAAACAGCGGTTTCCGCGCCAGGCCCATGCGGCGCAGCTCCATTGCTGCAGCGATCAGGGTGAAGGTCTTGCCCGCGCCGACTACGTGATCCGCCAGCGTCGTGCCGCCCTGCACAATGCGCCAGACGGCGTTAGCCTGGTGCGGGCGCAGACGGATAATATCGTCGGAGATTTTGCCGGGGAACGTCAGGTGAGAGCCGTCATATTCACGCGGCACATCAGTGTTGAACTGGTCGTTATAGATACGCGCCAGCGACTGGCGGCGGGCATCGTCAGACCAAATCCAGCGGCCAAATGCTTCCTTGACGGCGTTCACCTTGTCGTTGGCGAGCTGGGTTTCCGTCTCGTTCAGCGTGCGGGTGCCGTCGCGGTGGTTATCGAAAATCTGAATCGCCTTCTGCGACGCAGCTGCTTCGAGGATTGTGCGAACGTCCGCTCGGTCGGTACCGTAGCGGGTTTGCGCTGCCGCCGACGACGCCAGGCCTGGGAATGACCATTTGGCGCTAACCGGGTTATAGAATGCCTTCGCGCCGCTGGTTTCCGCAATCATGTCGGCAAACGCGCCCATCGTGTCAGCTGGTAGCCAGGTGGCCCCAGGCTTAACGTTGATGTCCACTGCCTCGATATCTTTCGGCTGTACAGCCTCCAGCGCTTCAACGTTGCGGTTGAACGCGGCATCGGTCTTCGCCCTCTCGCGGGCACGCGCCAGCTTCGTTTTCACGTTGCCGGACAGGTACTCTTCGCGAGTTACCCAGCCTTTTTCCGGGTCGGAGTAAATCAGGTCATCCAGCTCGCGGATAATCTGGCTTTCTTCCTTGCCGTACAGGTTCGCCATCAGCTCCATGTCAACGCGGCCTTTTTCGGCCAGCGAGGTAACGAGGGCATCCTTCGCGGTAGCGGCGCTGGTGGGAGCAGTATACGGCGATTGCGTGCGGCGACTGAAGATTGCGGCCTTTTTGGCACTGGCCGGGCGAGCTTCCTCGCCGGTCTTTTTGGCGACGGTGGCGGATAACCCCTTATCGAAATCATCCTCCAGCGCGGCCAGCTGCGGCCAGGTCGGATCGTCACGGAGTAAGCGCTTGTTCGCGTCCTGGTTCAGATAGCCGTGCTCTTTAACGAAAGCGTCATAGGCGCGGTTCAGACGCTTGCGGGCTGACTCGATAGCGGCATCGTCCGCCTTCGGATCCAACTGCAGCTTGCGCAGTGCCGCCAGCTCGTCACGAACGCCGATCATGCCGACGACGCGGGCTTTTGCCTTTTCGTTAGGGAAGCTGACTGCTGTCGCGCGGGTTTCGCCCAACTCGTCGCTATCACGCATCATGACGTTATTACCGTCGAGGAAGACGGAACCAACGCGGGCATTCTCCGCTGCGACACTGGCCCGGCTTTCTGGCTTCACGGTTTCTACCGGTTTGATGACATTTTCCGGCAGACGCTGAATAGCCTCGCCCAGCAGCTGAGAGGTATTTTGCCCCTCGCGCGCAATCAGCGCCGAGTCGCCCTCACGGTACATCGATCCGAAAGCGCCGAACTCGCCCAGCATGTTTTCAGGGTGCGTGACGAAATACTTGTTCAGCGGCACAACCTTGCCGTTCTTGTCGGTGAAATCGACGGTTTCCAGCCAGGAGCTGTTCATAGCGCTGGGCGTTTCATCCGGCAGACGCTTGCGTAGGAAGATAATATCGGTCGTCACCTGGGTACCGGCGTTTTTCGCAAAAGCGTCATTTGGCAGGCGGATAGCCCCCAGCAGGTCGGCACGGTCGGCAATGTACTGGCGCGCCTTATCGCTCGCCCCATCCATAAACCGGTTCGTCACAACCATAGCCATGACGCCACCAGGGCGCAGGGCATCGACGGTACGAGCGAAGAAGTAGTTATGGATGCTGAAACCTGACAGGTCTTTGCGGCGGCCATCATACAGCTTATCGGCACCGAACGGCGGGTTGCCGATTGCGATGTCAAAATAGCCATTTGGAATAACGTAGTCCTGGTACCCCATGCGGGCGATCTTCGCTTCCGGGTAAAGCTGGGTAGCTATGCCGCTGGTGATGCGGTCCAGCTCTACGCCGTGAAGCGCTGACGCAGCTCGCATATCGGAAGGCATCAAACCAAAGAAGTTACCCACGCCGACGGACGGCTCAAGCACGCGCCCACCGGTGAAGCCCAGGCGCTGCATTGCCTGCCACATGCCGGAAACGATCTCCGGGCTGGTGTAGTGGGCGTTTTTGGTGGACGAAGCGGCGGCCTGGTATTCTTCAGGCTGCAAGATATCGTCTAGCTCTGCGACTTCCCTCGCCCAGCCGCTGGTCGCGCTGCCATCGGTACGCTTGAACGCTTCCGGGATACCGCCCCAGCCTACATACTTGGCGAGAATGGCCTGCTCTTCCTGCGTAGCCTGGCGGTTCATGCGCTCCAGGTCTTTCAGCAGAAGGATAGCCGCGACGTTATTGCGGTACTTCGTTTTCTTTCCGCCCTTGCCGATCTCGTCCGCATCGATGTTGAATGCGCGCGCCGGGCGGTCTTCCGCTACTGTTCCTGCGGCTGGTCGCTGTCCTCGTACTGGCTGTTCACGATCCGCATTACGTCCTGCATCCTGGCTGCTGCCGGATTGGTTTCGCTGTCCTGCAGGCTCGCCTCTTCCGGCGGAAACAGGTACTTCTCCCGCGTCATCTCGAACGCTTCGTGCTCGCTGAAGCCCTGAGCCTCCAGCTCGCTCACTTCCTGATACGTCTTCTCCGCTGCTTCGCGGAGAGCGTTGCCCAGCTGGTTCTTCGCTTTCAGCTGCGCGAATAGCGTCGGCTGGTGCTGTTTCCAGTGATCCCTCGCCTGGCTCACCCAGTGGTTGAGATTCATTCGGTGTTACCTCACTGTCGAATTGAGCAACCATATCATCGAGCGCGCTGGTTTGCTTCGCTGCGGGCTGCTGCTGTTGTTCATTGGTATCGAGTTTAGCCAATTCGGTGCGAACAGTCTCTGGGCTGTCCATACCTTCGATGGAAATACCGCTGTCTTCCATCATATCGCGGCCGCCATTGTACCAGCTGCGCAGATACGGGCGCAGGCGGTTAAGAGGTACATCGAGATCCGTCGCCATCGTGCGGGCGAAGTCTGCGAACTTGCGAACCCCTGCTTCCAGGTGGAAAACAGCCAGCTCGGTACCGATAGCCAGGATTTCCGGATCCAGGCCGCTGTTCAGCTGGCTGAATTTTGCTTTCAGCTTCTTACGCAGCTCGGCGGCGCGGTCCTGCGATACCAGTTTGTTGTTCGCGCCGTATTCAGTTTTTGGCGCGTTTTCTGCGGTTTTGGCCTGTTCTGATGCGCTTTCGGGCTGATTTATTGCAGTTTCTGCCGGTTTTGGTTCAGCTTTCGCAGTTTCTGGTACGCGTTCGATTGTATCCTCAGCGTGAGAGCGAAGTTCTGCCAGCGCTTCGTCGCGGGTGCTACCGACTCCCTGTACCGGCAGATATTTTTCGCCGACCTTCACAAAGGCTCTCGCAACATGCGAACGATCCCCATCAGGACCGGCACGGCGAGTAAAACTTGGCTCGGTGATTTCTGGTTGCTTTTCCTGTGCTGCTGGTGCTGTTTCAGCAACACTTTCGACACGATTAAAGCCAGATTTGCGGGATTTGGCGCGCTCCAGCTCCCCCAGGTTAACGGTCGTTCCACTGCCGGTTTCGATGTTGGTCAGGTGAACGATGCCGTTCTTCTCGATCTGGTCGATACGGTACTGACCACCAGCGCTGGTATAGCCGATATCCTCCTGCGGAGTGACGATATCGCCCTCTTCAGCGCCCAGCAGCTTCTTCACACGGTTGTAGCGCGGCCCGCCAGGTGCGCGACCAGATACTGGCTTCTGATCGACCGGTGCAGCGGGCGTCTGCATCTTCTCAAAGGCAGCGCCTGATTTAGCGTCTTTCGTGAGCGTGGAAGCCGGGATAGTTCCCCTAAAACCAGAACGCGGGTCTGTATACGACACGTCGCCGTTATCAGCGATGCTGTCAATTCGCAGCATCTGTCCGGTTTGCGTCTCCCCGCCTGAGGACACCGCCCGAACCACGTCACCAGGTTCACCGATGATGTTGGTTGATTGCTGTGCCTTTTTGGTAATTTTTGGCGCGATGGCTTCACTAGTGGCTTCAGCCTTCGGATGGATTTCGAAGCGACGATCCACCAGACGGATTTCATGCGTGCCGGTGATACCTTTCTTCTGCAGGTACTCGTTCGCCTTCCGCTCGGTGCCGAACCATTTCTGACTGCCGTCTTTGTTAAGCGTCGGGTTCTGCTCTTCATTCGACGCCACCTGCTCCTGAGTTTTCCCGCGCTGGGAAATACCCTGAATGGCGTCCTTATCAATCACTGCATATTCGGTGCGTCCGCGCGGATCTGTACCGACGACAACGCCGTAACCTTTCGAAACCAGGTCGTTGATGGTGTTCTCGGAAAGGCGGGTAATGTCCCCTTCTTTCTGGAAAACCTTCGTGCCGGGCTTAATTTTCACATCATAGACGGTTGGCGTACCCTCCATCATCCCGGCGTAGCCTTCAGCCTGTGCGGAATCTTTCTCGGAGGTGCCGTAGAATCCGCCGTAAACCCGGCCTTTCTTGCCCTGTTTCTGACCATTGGCGCGAACAATCTGGATATCATCGAGCGTCAGGTTTCCATTTCCTGATCCGTGAACCAGCGTCATACCTTCAGCGCCAACGGTATTTTCACTGGTTGACTGTGGTACTTCTTCGGTCAGGGATGCACGCGACTTCTCATTAAGTCGGGTGGCCTCGGCGCTTTCCGCTTGCGTGCGCGAGTCCTTATTCAGCAACTCTTTCAGGCGGCGATTTTCAGACGGAGTGAGTCCGTTAGCCTGAACGGCTTCGGTATCTATCTCCCCCTGCACAGGCACGTTTTTCGCGTCAATTGCCTTCTCGACTTCCCGGCGGGCTTTCGTCAGGCGCTCATTCCAGCCGCCGGATGATTTGGCTTGCTGGTGCAAATATTTCAGGCGGTCGCGCAGCTCTGGCTCGGTCATTTCACTGACGGCCTTCGGCTGGTGTGGCTGCTCTTCAGTTGCCTTCTCTGTCTGCTGAACTGGCTCAGTGACCTCCTGCGCCGGTTGCTGCTGCATAACGTCGGCAGCGGCGTCCGGACGCACGACTTCATGCGGGCCAAACTCCAGAATTTCGCCATTTTCATCGACAACAATGGCGTTTCCGTCACGGTACCCCTGAACTACAGCCGGGAAGCTGTCACTGGGGTCATCAGCCGGATGAACGGTTGTTTCCGAGCCAACCGGTCCCATGAACTCGTCAGGGGTGTGGTTTTCGGCGGCAGCGGTGTTCTGCTCTGCCTGTGCGGCAACATCGTTAACAACCTGCTGCGTACCGTTCTGGACAGCACGGCCAAGAGGGCCGGAAGGCTGTGCTTCCTGTGGTTGTTCTGCTGTCGGTGTTACTGCCGGTTCTGGCTGGGCTTCCTGTACCGGTTCGGTCGCTGCCTCCTCCGTCTGCGCAGATGGTTCAGTTGTCGGCCGCTCTTCGGTAGGTGCCTCGCGATTCCCTCTTACGCGGTCATAGATAGCGCGACCAGCCTGCATGGTGCCGCCCTGAATCCCGCTTACCAGCGCGGTTTGAATCGCCTGCTGGCGGAAGGCATCCGCAACGCTCATTTTTTCGTTGGACAGGCCTACATCCCGCTCGGCTTCATTTTGCCCCAGCGTGGTGGCTGTTTCAGTCACCTGCTCGGCAATCTGCTCTTTACCCAGTCGTTTAGCTGCATCCGCAATGCGTGCTGCTCTGGTAGCGCCCACCAGCGGGTGGGAAATCATTTTCAGAGCAATGGCGTTAGACAGGGCTTCGGGGATCGCTTCCCACGCGCCGTACTTCATGGCGGCCGCTTCAGACGTGTCTTTTAGCGTGTCCCACTCTTTCTCCGTTAGCTTGCTACCTTTTTCCGTCTCGGCCTTTTTCTTCACGTCATCAAGGAACTGGTCTTTACTGGCGCGGTAGGCGATAGCTGCGGATGTAGCAAAACCAGCGCCAGTACCAACGCCGGGAGAAACCATATTCCCCAAAGCGCCCGCGCCGATACTCGGCAACATGTTTGATACAGAGAAGCCCAGGGACTGATCGATGCCGCTCACTGACTGATAGTTAGGGTCCGGGTTTTCTTCCTGCGGTACGTTGGTGGCGGAGACTGCCCGATCCATCATCGTGCTGCCATCAGCGCTAATGTCACCTCCACGAACGGCTCGAAGGGTTGCGTTTGCTACCGCTGAAGGAACGTTGGGAAGCTGTTTCCCAACAATTCCCGCGCCTTCGGCCAGCGCCTGAATAGGTGCTCGGCCTTCCGGGTTCCACATCGGGCGAGCGCTACCCATCGATTTATAGACTTCCTCGACAGAGACACCTTCACGATTGGCAATGTCGCGCGCAATCATTTCCACTGTGGCGGCATCTTTGTTGCCTGGGATAAGGCCTTTAATTCGCTCCCAAAGGGTCGGCTCCCACGGTTTAAGCTCTGCCTGCCGTTTTTCTGGCTGCTGCTGGCTCTGCTGCGCCGTCACCGCCTGGCCGGGCTGCACCAGATCAGGGATGTTGATTTCGATAGGCTTGCCGCTCTGCATCGCCTGCTGCTGCATTTCAGGCGTGATGTGCTGCGACAGCCGCTGCATTTCCTCATCTGTGAGAGGGCGGTAGCGGCCTGGCTCTTCCTTGTTCATCTCATCGAGAAGCGCCTGGGTGCGCTGGCGCGTCTGGTCCAGGTTCTCCATTGCGCTCTGCGCTGGCGGGTAATCCTGCGCGATCTGCTCCATGCGAGTTTGTGGCTGGTCCTGCTGCTGGGTTGGCTGACCGGCGGCAACGGACTGACCACCGCCCAGGAACTTCTCGGCGCGGCCTAAAACGTCTTTGCCGTACTGGGCTGTTTTCGGCCCCCACTGTTTGCGGTCATCACCACCAAAGTGCGCCTGAACTGCCTCCTGCATCGAGTAGCCTTTATCCAGGCGCTCGCGCAGCTGACGCGCAGCGGCATCGATGGACTGCACAGGGTCGTAAGGGTTGATACCCATGCTTGAGGCGGTGCTATCGATGTACTGCATCAGGCCTTTAGCGCGGCCATATTTGGTAGGCACGCCGATGGCGGTGGGGTTGAAAGAAGACTCCTGCTCTGCCAGGCCCATCAGGACGTTAAACGGCACGCCGTATTTTTGGGATGCAGAGAGAAATTCAGCCTGGAACGGCACCGCGCCGCCGGTGTTGACTGTTTGCGCCTGGGGGCGCTGCGCCCAGTCAGGCAGGCCATAAGACGGCTGCTGGACAAGATCCAGCTCAGACGGCAAAGAGTTTTTAGCCACTATATTTCCTCGGAGAATTAGCCGTCACTTGACGGGGATCATTACCGGTTTGCCGGTTTTGGTGTCGTAGCCCAGCGCCATACGCGGCTGCGCACCCTGCGTTTGCTGGCTGGACTGTGGTGTCAGCCCTGCCCCCTGGCCGCCATAGTAGCCGCTTGCCGCCTCATCACGCGCTTTCAGCTCTGTTACTGCGCGCTCGGTCTTCTCGGAAGCGCTCAGCTTCTGCCAGTCTTTATCGAGAACGTCTTTATCCTTCTCGGTGATGTAGGTATCGATGCGCTTCGTGATGGGGACGCCCTGATTTTCAAGCCCGACCATCTGAGGGGCAAGAGATTTAATACGATCCTCTGGCACGCCGCGAGAGCGCAGGTACTCTTCCTTCGCTTTTGCATCGCGCACTACGTTGCTGCCGCCACCGTTCCGCTGCTTCTCGGCCTCTTCAGCGCGGCGCAGCTGCGACTGGTTCGCCTGGGATTCCAGCGTGTTCCCCTGCTGGATCTGCATTTTCGTAAGGTCGCGGTTCCAGGCCCGGTCCTCTTTCTGCATCTCAGCTTTAGCTTTCGTGCTGGCGGCGATCTGCTGGGTTGCGTAATCAAAGACGTTTTTCGGGTCAGTGAACGGCATTACCGTGCGATAAGCATCCTCCAGCGTCTTGAAGGTGTGCGTCGTGGTTTCGCCGGTCGCGTCGTTTTTCAGGGTGATATCCATCCCTGCGGCGTTGCCGTCTTTGTCGCGGGTGAGCTTCGCATTCACCGCCGACCAGCCGTTTTCGAAGTATCCCGGCTGATTGAACAGCTTCACCATGCTGCCCATCGCCCCTTCAGCGTCACCCAGCTGAACGGCACGCATGAAGGAAGAGCCATATTTCAGCCCCTGCTGAACGTTTTCGTTCTGTATGTAGGTGCGGAAAGCGTTGGCCTTCTCCACGTCACCATTTTGCAGGTACTGCTGGTAATACTTCGGCACAAACTGCTCGTTGTATACCTTCGCCATGCTTTCGATTGTGCCGTCAGTCCCGGCCATCGCCTTCCCGGCGTCTTGCCCGATCTGGCGCAGCGCCTGCTGGTCCTGCTGCTGCTGCTCCAGGTTCTTGATCTGCATATCCTGCAATTTCGCCCGGCCAATGTCGCTTTTCATAGCGGCATAGCCTTGAACACCCTGAGCGAGTCCGCTCATGAATGAGCCTAATCCTGCGCCAAATGCCATCAGCTGTTACCCCCGAACAAAGATTTGATGAAAGCCCAGGAGTTATCTGCCTGCGGCTGAGCTGGCTGCTGCTGCGATAATCCCGCCCCCTGCGCTGGCTGCTGTGTTGCCTGCGCTTGAGGCTGCTGGGTTCCTGGCTGGCTTTCACCAACCTTTTTCAGCATGTTATTTTGTTTCTGCATGCTATCCATTTGCTTTGCTGCACCAACACCACCAGCAGCACCCTGAAGAAACGCTCCTAATCCGGCCATTACGCGACCTCCTTCTTACGTTGTGGAAGCCCACGGCCTTTCGCTAGTGCATCGACCTTCTTATCCAGGTCCTGAATGGCCCCCATCGTTATACCGATAGCGTCCACCACAGGGATAGATTTCCCGTCGCCTTTCCCGGTCGCTGCATGGAAGTCTTCAGCGTAAGCGCCGATATGCTGACCGCCATCTTCGATACCGTCCTTGTATTTCCATTCTTCAACTGGCATACGGCGGACGGCTTCAAGCGATCCTTTGGCTGGGCGCTTATTTTCTTTGTAGTCCTTCGAGCTGGACATAATCGCAGCGCCACCCAGCATCCCGCCAAGCTGCCCCAGTCCGCCCCACAGACTGTTAGATTGCAGCTGGTTAGCCTGCCAGGCATTGAGCTGGTTCTGGTACTGCTGGTTTAGGGTGTTGGCCTGGTTGCCGTATCCGGTCATCGCAGCCTGGTAGCCCTGGCCCATGATGCTGGACAGGCCAGCGGCCTGGGCATTGTTACCGGCAGTGGTCTGCATCGCGGCGGATCCGGCGCTGGTGGACAGCTCCAGCGACGACGCCGGGTTAACGGCCAGACCTTTACCCATGTTGACGGCATCGGCCTGCAGTGACAGCGCCTGATTACGCACCGTGTTACGGGCGTTGTTTTCGGCACCGGCAGCGGCCAGCGCGGTAGCATTCTCGCCGGAACGCTCAACACCGGCATAGCGGCCGCTGGTTGGATTGACGCCCATAGACGCCATATTACGCTCAGTGGCCTGGCGCTGCTGAGATGCGTTATTCAGCACATCGGCTTTGGCCTCAGACGCCTGCTGCTGCTGACGCTCCGCGCTGTCCCAGTTTTGGGCCTTATCAATGAACTGATCTTCGAGCGGCTTAAACGTGTTGTTGTAGCGGTCGCGGTCCTCGGTGGCCCACTGCTGCGCCTGCTTACTGGCATCGAGCTGCTGCTGCGTGACCTGGTTCGCAAGAACGTCCTGCTGCTTCTGTCGCTCGTTAGATACGTTAAACTGATCCTTGGCGAAGTTAAGCCACTCCTCCCCCAGTTCGGCCTGCTTCATCGCAGCAAGGCCAATGTTCGGATCCGGCGACGGCGCGCTGCTGCCGCCCTTTTTGAACATCAGCAGCTTTTCCCACGGCTTTTCTTCCGGCTTCTTCTCCGGATCCTGGTCGCCAGGCGAGATAAGCGCATAGGCCAGCTGCGGCTGCGTAAACAAAAAGACAGCAGTCAGCAGGGTCAGGATATATGAGATCTCGTTCATGGTTCATTTCCTGTATTTTTCCGGTATGAAACGGCAATTTTCCCGCAGCATTCCGAGAACGATCAGGTCATCATCGGGCAGTGCGTGGCGGATAAAGCCCTCACGCTCAAAACCAAGGTGCAGATCGAAGCGGAGAGCGGCGGCGTTCTTTGCAGGGACCAGTCCAGTTACCCGGCGCATTCCCCACTGTACGAAAGGGTGTGAAAAGCTCGCGCAGAGGAAAGCGCGTGAAAGCCAGTTAGGCCCGCCATCGCTGGCTATGTGGATATTGCAGTCACACTCTGAAAAGCCGTCCCAGAGGGTGACAGCGCGCAATTTTCCGTCAGTTTCCCAGCCGATAGCCTTCACATCGGCACGCGGCTGGAAGTGGATTATCTCGCTGGCCCAGCTGACCAGCTCGGCATCCCGGCCATAGATGATGTTTGCCATACGTTTGCCCCGTTGCCCTTTTAGCAACATGATAGACAAAAGGGCAACGCACGACCATTACCAAGTTTACTGATTCTGCGCTGCGAGTAACGATTTTACCTGTTTTTCCAGCTGATCGATGCGACGCAGGGCGGCGTCCAGCTCCTCCGCGCGGACGGCGCGCTTTGGCCTGGCTCTGTCGCCACGCGAGCCGTCGAGCACTTCAACCTTTTCTTTGACCTTTTGCCATTCGCTATCGCTAACCATTATGCGCCTCCCGCGATATCTTCAGGTGTGGCCGCCACGGTGACGGCGGTAATCCTCTGGTTGCCGCGCACTTCCAGCTCCAGGGTGGTGTACATCCGTTTACCGGGCAGGCGTTCAATCTGGTTTATCCGATAGATGGTGGCGATAAGCACCCCATCGCCGTAGACGGCACAGGAGAATGATGGTTCAGTTTCCTCCAGCGGCTCCAGTAGACTACCGGCAAAGGTGACAACACCCAGGGCGGCATCGGCCAGCGCGCCATCGGAGTTATCGGCGTTCATCCGGACGCGGTTTCGTGCCCGAACGGCGGCGTTTTTTGCCAGTCTCTCCTTAATCTGCTCGTCGCTCGATGCGTCTTCGCCTTCGATCAGGATAGCGCCCCAGTTGTAATAGCTTGTCGAGACAAACCGCTTAGAGCGCCAGTACATTTCCGCGTATGGCTCGGATATCGCGTCCCACTCGAAAATCTCGCGCCCACCGCGCAGCAGGTATAGCACGCCGGTGCCAATTTCGAAGAACATGGCGCTGGCGTAGTCGGCGTATCGCTCCAGGAATGGCTGGGATCCGGACAGGTCGATGCTGATAATGCCGCGCCGCTCGATGTTGTCGCTATCCAGGTATGCGTAAGACGCAAGGTAACGCCCGGCGAACTGTCCGGCGATAAAGCTCTCTGGCTGCATCTGCCGCCACTGGTCGCGGGTCATCAGGCTGGCGGTGGCGACGGCCGCGCCGTTCTGCGAGATCGTGACCAGCCCCTGCGGCGACGCGTAGGCAACCGAATAGCCCAGGTCAACGATGCTCGATGCAGCGATGCACGGATAATTTACCCGAATCCGGTCCATCGTCATGTTTTCCGGGGCGGTGCCCTGGGCGACATACGGCGATCCCTTCGTCATGATGGCGACGGACGTGCCGAACACCCCCAGGCCGACAATCTCATAATCGCAGGTCAGAATGTACTTTTCCGGCCACGCATGCGGGCGGTACGGCTCACTGAAATACAGCTTCTTCCCGACGAAAGCGGCCATCATGCCGTTTGGAAGGGAGGTAAGCCCCTGCAGGCCATCCGGCGGCGCGTTGTAGTCTGTGCTCGGAAGCACTTCGTTGATCGGGTTATCCGCTACCACATCCACGAAATCGGCGGCCGTCGCCTCCCGCTCTTTGATGAAATAGAGAGTGGTGACGCCGCTGCTGCTGGTCTGTGACCGGTAGATGCGCATGCGGTTGATACCGCGCCCGGACGGTGGCGTCTGGAAGCCAGACAGGCGAACATCGAGGCCAGGACTCCACAAAAGCCCGGCTGACAATGGCGCTGGCTCTGATTCCTCGTCCAGCTCAGTTATCCAGGTGTATGTCCAGATAACGGTGGAAGACAGTTCGTCGTCAACGTCGCCAGAAACGATAGCGGTGGTCAGCGCTGCAGACGGGAACGGCACCGCCAGCGGCCAGGTCTTGCCGTTGGCGATAACCTTCGGCACGCCGTCGCCGGTTACATAGAGACGATCTTCCGCCACCGGCCCAGGGGCGACACGAACCACGCCGGGCCAGCCCAGCCACTCCCCATCGGTGGTTTTGTAGAAGGTTTTGCAGTCGAACCCTAACCGGTTGACGTAGCGCGCCCTGCGGATCGGCAGCAGCGAGCCGTCTTCCAGTTTCGTATTCTGCGACACCTGCGCATAGTTGTTGTCCAGCAACCGGGGGATAACGCGCGGTATCTCCCCGGAAAACGCCGCTATGCGAACGCTCATGAGGAGATCGCCGCGTCACTGATTGCAGCCGTCACCACTGAGGGACTTGGCGTCCCGTTCTGCAGCTCGTCCATTGCGCCAGCGGTTAAACGCAGCTCGCAGAGGTCGCCAGCACTGAATTCACGGCGCTTGGAACCTTCAGCACCACGCTGGACTGTGATGCTATCCCCTTCCCTGGCGGTTGCGCGCAGGTACTCGATGTTGCCGGAATCATCCTCCAGCGCCAGCGGGAACCAGTCGCCGGTATTGGTCAGCACCGGAAACTTGACGCCGTGGCCGACTTTCACACGGATCACCGTCTCGGAGTCGCTGATTGATACAGCCAGGATGCTACGGGCATTGTTGGTGAGTTTCAGGCTCATAATTACCTCACGTTGTTTTCGAGCCAGCCCTGGGTTTGCACCAGGCGCTCTCTCATAGTTGAAATGCTGATATTGCCGGGGATACCCGCCGGGTATTTCAGCAGGTAGGCGATGGTGGCAATAATCTCGAACTGCCAGAAACCGAACCATTCCTGGTTATCGTTCGCCCAGGTATGGCGCATTGCATCGGTCTGCCCTGTGCGCCAACGGCTCTCGATGTACGTCCAGCAGCGCTCGCCAACAGCTTCCACGGTCGCCAGCTGCCCGGATGACAGAAGGCCGGACAATTTCAGCCAGAGGCAGGCGCGCAGGATAAGCGCTGGCGCGTGCGGCTCCTCATAGAGCGTCTGCGGCGCTCCCTTGCGGGGATCGTCCCAGTCAGTCGGCATACCCGCGATAGTGCCGTTCAGGTTCGGCCAGACGACGTTAATCCTCTCGATCCAGCTCATCGCCATATCCAGCGCCAGGCCGCGAGCCGTTCCCCATGATGGCGTTCTGCGGGACAGCCAGCAGAGCTTCGCCAGGCTCTCCACGACGCGGGCCTGATAACCCACCCAGCGGGTGTTCGGGTCATCGTTAGTGTACACCCATGTGTGCGGCGTCGGACTACCGATGCTGATGCGTGCCGGGGTGTTCATCACGAAAGTATGCGCGAATGGCCCGGCCGCGCCGCCGTCTGAGATCCACTTATCGCGTGCATGCTTCAGGAATAGCAGCTGTTGCTCGGCCAGCAATGCATTTTTCGTTTTGGCAACACCATTGGCACTAAAAGAAATCGGGTAGGTGATCGCGCCCGTCGCCTGGTCCGGCACCGGCATATTGACGGCCGGATTAAGGTCCGGGTGGACTGCATCGGCATCGGCACCCAGGAACCACCACAGATCCGGCAGCTGGTAGCCGTGGAAAGGTGAGCCGTTCCAGCCAACAAACTGCTGTTTCACCGTGTCGGCGTTGATGGCAAACGGCATCGCACCGGGGAAAAATGGCATCGGTGAGCCGTGGACCGCTTTTGACAGATTATCCCTCACCCACTGCTCACTCGCGCCGCTTACCGGGCGCAGCGCCACGATCTGAAGGCGGTACGCGTCGCGCATTTCCATCGATATACCGAAGTTCTCGAACCGCTGGCCCGCCGGAAGCACGCTGTTATCGCCGTCTTTGCGTCGGAATGACGTGCGGGGGATCAGGATATAACTCGGCTTGTCCGGGCTGGTGGATGGTATCAGCGCTGCATCCTGCCCGATATCGGCATACCAGCGCGTCGAGGCGTCATAATATTTGGTCGAGGACATGAAAACGTAGCAGCGCTCGCCCAGCGCCAGGTTCGGTCGCCGGGAGAGTGAAAGCGCCACGAACATAAACTGATCGGCTTCCTGGTAATCGGTCGCCTGCCGCCAGCTGTCATTGATGCCGCGCCCGATTTGCACCTGGCACACCGTGGCGGCCGCCGGAACGTCAGCGCGGATCGCCCCATTGAAAAAGTTTCGACCGTTTGCCGCTTCTCCCATGTTCGCCGGGGTCCAGGTGAATTCGCCAGGCTTCACGGTGCCGCCAGAACCGCCTACGCGGGACCAGAAGTTATAGCCGATCCAGCCAGCATTTGCCCCAGCGCCAATAGCGCCTGGCCCTGGCGGAGTCGCCTGGGGATGGTTCGAATAGCATGACATGCCGGACGGCTCACCCTTCGCCGGGATGGCGTCAAACTGCGGCATCGGCTTGATGATCTCGCGGAGGTCGCTGATAGCCTGCCCTTTCACCACCGTGCTCCGCATCGCGTCGCGCAGCTTCTGCCAGCGCGCCTGCATGCCGGTGCGGGTATCGACTTCCATCGCCAGCGACATCGCGTACTCGAACCAGCGGAACGTATCAGGCGCACAAGCGGAATAGCCTGGGTCGATTTTTGTCCAGCAAGGATAGGCCTCTTCTGCCTCTCCCTGGCGGATTGTGCCCGCATTGTTGTAGCCATAGACTATGCACCAGTCTGAGACACCAGACGGCGCGCCAGCTGGGATCGTGATGACCACCGTGCTTCCGTCAAGGCTCCAGTCGTCATCGGTAAGCGTGACGCTGGTATCTGCCACCGGGTGAACGGAGTCGTATGACGGGCTGTATGGCGACTGGTACAGCAGATAGCTGCTGGCCGGGTAGATCTGCCAGATACGGTAAACGTCAGCCGCGCCTTTATGCCCTGGTACGTTGGCCGGGATATACAGCTTGTTGCCGTTCCTGGTGGCGCGGAAAGAGTAGTTGATGGCCTGTGATGGGATATCGCCGCGCGCGGCAAAGAGCCAGTGCAGCAGCGTGATGGTGTTCTTGTCGTCGGGGATCTGCTGGCGCAGCATCGGCCCGGTTAGCGAGCCACTTCCCATCGCGTCGAGCATGTTTTGGCCGTTGGCCTTATACCACTCAGCTGCGGCTTTTTCGTCGGCTGTGCCGGTCGCCAGCACCTGGCTTGCCAGCAGCGATCCCTCGATGCCGATTGACTGGCCTTCGCTGGTGCCGGAATTGTGGTGGAAATAGCCGCCGCGTCCCTCAACATTGTGGAATGCGTTGGTCATCAGGCCACGCAGGATAAGCGGCCCGCCGAGTCCGTCAGTCGAACCGGCAGGAATGAGGGCTATGCCGTCAGAGTCAACGATGGTGCAATTCTGTGCCCGGTAAAGGGTGGTCATGAAGCGCTGCGCCTGTTCGCCAGGTCGCTCATCACGCACATCGACGGTGATTTGCTTCTCAACCTCTCCAGGAAGGAAAGTCAGCGTCCCACGCTGCGCGGTATAGTCGTCTGGTGCCGTCGCCGTTATGTCAACGGTCACATAGTCGATCTGCACCTGCTGTGTGCTGCCCTGTGATAGCCGCACGGTAAACACTGCTTTTCTGGTCATAGTCCCCGCTCCGCATACGAAAAAGCCCCTTTCGGGGCTTAATCATAACATCCATACTCCTTAATTAAATGTATTGCTTATATGACTCTATTGTCGCCTAAAATCCTCGATTGAGGGGTATAGGTTCATGCCTCATTTAAGCTAAAACCCATGCACGGGATCTGGACTCAACTTCTGTCGCTGTAAAGTTAGATGCTGTGTCGCCATCCGCCAGGCATAACCCCGTATACTTCTCATCGATGTGTAATTCTATGCCATTTTCATCAGTATTAATGGTTGTAACTGTGATCGTCCCCCAGAATACGTATTTTCCATCTCCCCATTCAGGAAGGCGCACCGGAGTGCGCGTGTAAGCTGACTGTGTTGCTTCGAAGTAATTCATGTTCCACCTTTAAAAGTCCATCATTTTTATAGGGGTGTTTAGCTCCCACCATGGACGCTCTTGAATTTGCGATTCTGGCTGGTTATGACCTTCGAGAATCGCCCTTGCCAGCTCGAGGGTGGCGTTGTCGATTTTAACGGGAGGGGCAGATCTCATTTCGAAATCAGGCCCGAAATAATCCTGTAAGATTATCGGGGTGTCATCATCATTCGTAGTTTTTGGAAACTTTAGCATTTTCACAACTTCCTCACTGTAACCAGCCAATGTTATTGCCTGAACGCCCGTTGATATCGAGCAGCAGGTTTGATTTACCAGCCCCCCTTGCATTAGCTGGAACGCCAAGATTAATTGCGCCGCGACGGGTTGATGGTGGGCTCGGCGGCAATAGAGCGTACTGAGGTTTCGCCCAGATGTTGCCGCTTAGGGTTGCCAGTGCGCTCAGGTCGGGCGCCGCGCTCCACGCGTCAGACCAGATAATGTTATTGTTGAGAACAATCTGTGATGCTGGGGCAATCCTACTGTTGCCCGTAGACAGTTGCGCAATGATGTCTGACCCGACCATCCATTTGCAGTAGAAAATGCAGTTTTCCACCGTCAGAGATGGAATAGTGCTGCTCTCAGTATCGCACCCGTTTGTTGATATCAGTCGGCGCTGTTTCACGCTGGCGGTATCAATAAACACACAGTTACGAACAGTATTATTAAACTGATTGCGGTGGTTAGATATAGAACACGCGTCGTTTGTTATTGTACCAACTTGCCCCTGCAGTCGCTGTATGCCATCGTTGAACGCGAAACAATATTCTACGACGTTATTACCGCTGCCCTGCCTGCGGGTGTAATAAAACTCAAAATTGCTCATCCCGGCAGGAGGAGCTGCCTGTAGCCCTGCGTTATCAGAAGAGACAAACATCACTGTACGGGCACAGCCAGTGGAGTAAACGTATCTGACAACGTTATCCCAACACATACCGTCAATATCAACCGCCATGTTGTCAGTTGCCATTGGATAGGAACCATGCACCTCCAGTTTTTCAAACATGACTCGATTACAGTGCCACATCCAGAAAGGTGCGTCCCACGTCGCCACTCCCCCCGTTGTAAATTTATCCCAACGGTACGAACTGTAGTAGCAGTCACGAACGCAGCTATGCCACTCGTCATCAGTGTATACGTCGTTTTTGCTGGCGCAGGTGTGGATTAATGCGCCTTCTTGCACGACGTTAGTAAAAGAGCAGCGCAAAACTTTTGCACCATATGTTCTACTGCCGTCGCCACGGTTATCCGTTGTGTCTGCGGCATATGTGTTCCCGCGAATATAAACACCGGCGTTGACCATGTTAAACATGCAGTCTTCTACGCTAAGTTTATGCGCTGGTGTGGCAGCATTATCATATGCCACAGCGAAAAGCTGAACATGCCGTCCAACCGTGTTTTTATTCGGGTTACTGACGGAGTACGCGTTACCAGTGAAATAACAGTTTTTGACGTGAACGTCAGCAACCCCGCTGGCATCACCGGTGCATTGCAGATTAACGCTGGTTGCTGACGCCAGAAACCCATCATCTCTGTCCATAAAATGGATGTTCTGTACCGTAATGCGCCGGGCGGCCCACGATGCCAGTTGCCCCGCCGAGTTTGAGGTGGACAGCCATTTTGGCGGTGGACCATCCCCGTATGTGTCAAAGAAACTCATTTCAGATGACGTATTCACTAACCTGGCATTAACCGCCTCTTTTAATATCGTCCCGCGCCTGATTAGAATTGAAAATGGGTAGCTGGTGATTGCCGCAATAGCAGCCGTAACAGTTTTAAACGCTGATGGAATTGGTTTATTTACATCATCAGAAGGGTCTACGTATAAGTATTGCATTTGTAACTCCTGTTAAGCCGGCTGAACGTGTAGGTCAACCCAATCGGAACCGCTAATGTTTACCAGTGTCCCGGCGCTCGTTCTAACTTCGATAGTGAAGGTATTCGTGCCTTGAGATACGATGTTAACTATGTACGGAGGTGTTCCGAACGAGGTTCCTGAGAAACCAGCAGGAGGGCAAACCTTCCAGTGGTCTCCACGTAAATTGCAGCCGCTGATAACGTACTGACCTGTTGACGGGTTGGTGACAGCAATTCTCGCTTCCTGCCCTTTATTCGCCAGATGATATGGTCCCCCTATCGCAAAAACCCCGTCTGATAATTTATCAGATAGTCTGTAAGTCATATCACCGGTAACGCGAACTACAGTTCCTGGGGAGTACCGGACATCACCGTTATTCATTTTCACGTAAAAACGGTCTGTTGCCATTTTCTCTGCAAATGAATAAACCAGATAGTTGGGAGTATCTACCGTTACATTATTCCGTAAGTCATTATGGTAAAAAGTCACCACATTGGGGTTAGCAATATTAATCGGGGTGAATGATATTTTTTGCCCATACGACGGCAGTCGCAGGAATAGTTTCGCTACTGAGTTATTTGGGTCATTAACCAATCCTACCGCTGGCGTTAATGCCGAATCCCCCCAGCCAGACTGGCCGCCATGCAGCGCGGTAACTTTCAGCCATTGATAAATACTGCCTTGGTCAATGGACGGGGCGGCATTGAGGGCTTGCGGGTTAAACGTGACCATGTAAACATTTGGCGTGTAGTTAACATAGTTGCCTACCGACAGAATACCAGAGACCACTTTTGACCCATACCCCGAGTAGTTAACATCAAACAAGCGATAAAGAACTGGTGATGAATTTTCAACTGTCGGGCATTGGTCAATCGTTCGTTGCAATGAAGTGCCGATGTCGAAACTTTTTACCAGCTTGAACATCTGCTTATCGATAGATGAGCCAGTAGGGTATCCAAGGTCGTTAAACTGGTTGGGGCTAACAACGAAAATATCGATAATACCATCAGCGTTAGTGGTAATAAGAATCCCTGGACTTAGGTCATCCGACTCATTTCCAGCCGAAGGGAAACGAACAATTTTATCTTCAAATCCATTATTAAAATACCCAGTTCCCTGGACTATTGGTGTTGAGATTTGAGCGGCTGATAACTTCCCATCAACAATCGCATAGGTCTGAATGCGTCCGCGCTCGTCTACGACTACGGCAGCTTTATTATTCGGGCCGCCGAATACTATTCCGGCAACGCCTGCCGGGTCGCCAGGCATCTGGTGAATTTCAAACTCCCCACGCTTAAATATGCGCTCCATTACTGACTGGTTAATGTCCCCTGAAGCCTCTTTTCCTTCTCCGCTAAAAAAACCTCCAATCTTAGAGTATCCATTAGGCTGCGCTAGAGCTACTAGCGTTGATTGCTCACCCGCGTTCTCAAGAATGATCTGAATTTCATCTTTTGTACGCTTTGCCTCATTTGCGTATTTTTCTGCTTCTTCTGCTTTTTCCAGCATTTCAGCAGATGGATTCTGTATTTCTAACCAATCTTGCAGGGTTCCTTCGAACCCCTGCAATTTTGCGAGTTCATAAGCACTAAGGCCCGGATCACCTTTAATTCCACGGGGACCTGTTGCAACCACCAGCGACGTAACCGCCACACCTTCGCTATCAGTAACCTGAATTTCTACTTCGTTGAGCGTTTGGTCAAGAATTGCGTTTTCCGGCGGATAAAAAAGGATGCTGAATTTGCGAGTGGTGGTATCACCAGTCTCACGCCCATAGACAGCAACCTGAATCTGCTTCTGCGTATCGCCAGCTTCGAAGGTCACAGATCCACTTGCAGCCTCGTAATCTGTTCCTGCTTTAGCGGTGCCATCTTTCGTTTCCCAATCGACATTAACAGGCACTTCCAGTGCAGATGAAAGGCTAATGATAAATACAGCGGTAGTAGCGCCGGATAAGTTGGTCATAATTCTAATTTCCTTTTAAGACTCGCGATACCAGGCGGCCAGAACTACGTAGGCGTTCTTCACGCCCAGGGACTGACCGCTACCTAAATTGTCTGTCTGACCGTTAACTACGTGGTCATGCGCACCCAGCGCCACAGTGTGGTTGTGATCCCCAGCCGCATCGGTGTTACCTAAACTCGACAAGTTGAAAAGCTGGCTTGTGCTGCCGCCAACCTCCCATGCTGATGTCCTGCTCGGCACTCCGCCATGAACGTGACTACCGCCAGTCGAGGTCGTTTTCGTTCCCAGGTCTTTGCTCTCAGCTGTGCCGTGGACAGGGATTTGCACGGCCGGGAGGTTGCCCTTCCCGATAGTGATGCTGTCCGAACCGCCGGTGGCCAACAGGTCGCTGCCGTCCGCCTTCGCCAGGCGCACGGTCTTCTCCAGGCCAGGAACGAGGATCCAGGTCTGCCCGCTGTATTTGGCGTTCGGGTTAACGTTGGTCGCGAACCAGTGAACCACGCCAGGCTCAAAGGTCTTGTTGCGTGTGAGAGCCATAAGCTCGCTGACGCGCAGGCTGTAGTCAGTGCCGTTGTGGTTGACCAGCAGCAGATCAGCATCGGCAACTTCCGACGCTGAAATCGGGTTGAGCGAAGTCAGATAGTCGAGGGATACACCAGCCATAATAGGATCCAGTAGTCTGAGTTTGAAAGCCTGTGCGGTAGTCCAGTCGTCCTGGACTATGCCGCCTGTGTCGCCGCTGTTCGGGTTGAATGCCCAGTAACAGAAGCTGATACCTTCGCTGCCAGCGGGCAGATCGATATCGCCGTCGCCGTCGAAATCGCCGTTCATGTACAGCTCAAGGTGATAAAGCCACTGGCACTCGTATTCAGCGTGCGTGGCAATCCCCAGCGCTCCAGCACCATTGGTGCCGAACTTACCGCCGAACTCGCCAATCCAGACCGGCGCGATACCGTTCTCTACGATAAAGCCCCAGTGCGAGCGCCATACCTCATAGAGATTCATAGGCCAGTTTGCCGGAAGCTCCTCGCCGTCGTAGGCAAGCCAGGATTGCTGGCCGACCGACTGGCCGTATTCGTGAGGCGAGTAGACAACGCGGTTAGCCTGGTTCAGTTTAACCGGTCGAGACGCCACGCCAGCGAGCTGCCCGCCCCACCAATAGCTTTCGCCGTTAAACGAACCTACTCCCTCAACAAAGATTAGCCAGTGAGGTGCGACCTGGTGGATAGCATTGCCGCATTGCTCGGCATAATCAGCCCATACCGGCCATGACAGAGAATACGGCTCATTATGCAGGTCAGCACCCAGCACATATTCGTTTTCACCGAACTGCTGCGCCAGCGCCTTCCAGTTGGCGATCCACGTTGCCAGGGTATACGTGTCGCTAACCGGTGAACCATCAGCGCCACTACCGGCTGTGCGGCGGTGGTGGTCAAGGATAACGTAAATTTCTTTCTCTGCGCAGTACGTGATGATGGCGGCCAGAACTTCAAAAGCCGTCTTGCCTACCAGCGTCGGGTTCAGGTCGTAATTGATGACCCCAGCGGACACGCCTCGCCCGGCGGTCAGCAGATCGCCACTGAAAGGCAGGCGGACAGAGTTGAATCCCATCGCCTTAATCTGGTCGATGATGGCCTTATAGCCGCGCGCCCAAAGCCCATGCGGCACGTAAACATCAGTTTCTGCACCAAACCAGTTGATCGAACGCAGGCGGAAGTTTTCGCCAGCGCCGGTAATCAGCTGGTTCCCTCTGGTAGTGATGCGTGTGCCGATTTCTGCGGTGCCGGTGAGCGTCGCGTACTGCTTGCCGCCGTCGTTGATATCGATGGAGATCGAACCAGCAAAATCACCTGCAGCCTTCGGCGCGAATGTCACTGACAATGGATATGAATCACCCGGCTGCAGAATTTCTTCGCTTCCGTTCTTCTGCAGGAAAGCTCCAGCGACGTTGATAGCGCGCAGAAATACCGGGACTTCGCCCGTATTCGTCATGGTCAGCACCTGGGGCGCTGAAACCTGGTTCACGCCGGTGAGCGGGAATGCCAGAGAGGACGGAGTGACGGTGATTTCAGGCATCTGCACAGGTTCAGGCTGCTTGTCCGGATGAGTGAAGCCTACCAGGACGACCGGCGGCCCCAGCAGCTCTACCCGAACGATCATCGGCGCAGTGCCGTGCGTGAAGCACACGAATTGATACTGCAGTACACGGCGCTCGCTGGTCATTAACTCCACGATCACCAGCTGGCGGGCATCATCTCCGCCACCTGCCAGCCAGATAACAATGGCGGCATCAGTGAATTGCAGGTTCGTGATGGTCAGCGGCCCATCTTCCGTGCGCGCGGCGCAGGAGGTGATGCGCTCGTTAGGATCGATCCAGCTTTTGGCATCGAAAGCCCATGCGTGCGTCTCTTCCGCCCGTTTTACCTGGCGCTCCATAATGCCGTTACCGATATGCAGGACGGCATCATACTGAGATACGGGGAGATTGCCCGGAAATATCGGGCGGCCCTGGTACTCAGAAAAAGCTGGCTTTGGTGCGCTTTCTGGCACGCTGCTGCCCTCGCATGTTGTAGGCAAAATTCCGGTCAAGCATTGCGGTGAACCTGGAATTGAACACCGCCGCCATCTGCGGGTTAGTGAATGGCTGGTTCGGGATAAGCAGGAGTGTGGACAGGGCGCCATCTGCCAGCGCCTGCGCGAACTGTTCGAAGAAGAACTTCGGCAGCTCTTCGGCGTCCTGCGACGGCTTCAGCCACATCGAGAGGCGAACCGTTCCAGGACTGCCTGCAGGGATCAGCTGAAGGGTGTCCGGCAGCTGCTGCGAGAACCGGCGTGGATAGCCGTTGTCGTGAAACAGCATATCTTCTGCGTAGCCAGTCGGCTCCAGCTCCTGCTCTTCGAACCAGGCCTTTTCGATCTCATAAAGCGCTGTGCCCGGCACGATAGCCGGGATAACGACACGGCTTTCGCCGTCTGTCTCGAATTCGTCCACGTCGCGCCAGCAGCGCGTGCGCTCACATAACGTGATTGCGGCGTCGCGAAGGTGATCGACGGCCAGCGGCTCCGGGCAACCCGGCGCGTACATGAGGACTTTCGGATACAGGTCTTCAATCGGTCTGTTGGTAGGCATCATTGCTGCGTTACCCCCACAGCACCTCGACCAACGCCGGATTTGACGTTAGGCGACATGTTGGTTTCGACCGTGACCTGAATACCCAGCTCGTTGGCGTACTGCTGATACCAGGCTGCGGCGCGTGCTGCGGCACCAGCTACCTGGGCGTCCTTCGCGTAAGCGCGGTGGAGGACGAAATACAGCAGCGCGTTCGAGTAGATTTCATTGACGGTAAGCGGCAGGTCATAGCTTTCGAGGCTGTGAGCGTCCGCACCATCGGCCAGGACGATAGCCTGCGGGATCTCCGATAATACTGCCTCGATGTAGCCGGTACCGTCGTTTCCGGGATAGACATAGAATGCGCGCGGGTTAGCCTCATCGAAAACGATGTGCTTCGCCTGCTGGCGGTACCGCACGGAATCAGGGTCATGCCAGGATGGATTGACGGCATCGAGCGCATCGACGCCGACCACAGAGACGATTTTACGCGGCTCCCTGTCCGACTTATCGCCGCGCATATTCCGCACCACGCGCAGAATGCCGTTATATTTCGTCGGGATACTCTGATAGGTGCCTTCGTCCAGGGGCAGCGTGACAGTTATCGCCGTTGCGCTGGGTTTCTGTGTAACGATAGCCAGCAGGCCATCATTCAGCCACTTCAGCAGCTCCGGCAAATCCCAGCGAACGTAGCCCTCATCGAGCAGGAGGATCCCCGCCCTGTCCAGAAGCTCTTTCGCGGTCTTCATCAGGAGATCTCCGGCAGGGTTTTGATCATGATTTCCCCTTACGCTTCGCTGATTGCGCGCTTCAGGTTAGCAGCGGTCATGCTCTTGGCCGGGTTACGCTTGAACACTTTCTTGTATTCAGCGCGCAGGGTTTCCAGCTCGTCTTCGGTGTCGATCTGGTCCGGGCCGTTAGAGGACTGCTCACCGGTATCGCCGCCGTTCTGACCGTCGTCGGCAGCATCTTCAGCGCTGTCTTCGTCTTCGCCGTCTTCAGCAGCGGCAGGAGTGCCAGCGACAACCGCCGGGGCGGTCGGTACAGTGGCCTGCAGCTCCAGCAGAACCTGGTCGATCCACTCGGTACGGTCTTCGTCGTCCAGCTCGTTCCACTCGTCCTGGGTTTTGCCGGAATCCTTCTGTGCCATTTCCACAACGTCAGCCAGCTCAATGGTGCCGCCGGGGATATTGTAGACAGGGCTATGAAGTGCGCTGGTTTTCAGGTCGATTTTAACGCGCGGCTTCTCTTCTTCCTGTTCGCCTTCAGCGGAGCGATAGCCCTCAGTGATGCGCAGCAGCGTGGAAATGTGAGAGGCTTCGACCACATCAGCGATATGGCGCGGATCGGACTCACTCGGCTTGAAATGGTACTCAACGCGCGGGGCTTCGAGCTGTACGCGGGAACCGCCAGGGCGATGGAGGATGCATTCAATTTTCATGGATATTCCTCGGAACGATGAAAAGACAGGGGCTTTCGCCCCTGCTGGTGATTACTGCTGGTACTGCGCGATGGAGAGCAGCAGACCGATCTTCTTGCCTGCACCGGCGGTGACAGCTGCGGAGAACTTCACGCCAATGGAGCGGTCTTTCTGCGTCGGACTGACCAGCAGGGCGGCCGACTTCGCCAGCTGGGTGACTTCAGCAGTCAGCGCAGCAGCTGCGAACAGCTCGGTACCAACGGTACGGGCGGAACCATCTTCGTTGGTCGGCTCACCGGTGAGGCCGGACATAAGGCCAACATCAACGGTCGCCGCTCCCAGGCTTCCCACCGTGATCAGCTTCGCATCAACGATGCGGGCATACGGAGGGAGTACAGCCAGCTCAATGATATCGCCGCCAGCGATGCCCGCCGCCGGTACATCCATGATGTACAGCAGGTCATGCGCCGAAAATGCGGTTTGCGGACGCGGGGGATTCAACATCCCTACTGCCCACGGAGATTGAATCAGTGCCATGTGGTGATCCCCTTATGCTGCGTTCGGGTCTTTCGCTGCGGTGTCGATTGCCACCACGCCGAAATCGCGCTTGTTGAAACGGGTCTTGCTGATGCCGATGATGGTACCGGCGGCAACAGACGGCTCGTTGTCGTAGTCAGCCAACTTCTCTTTCCAGGTGAAGTTCAGACCTTTGGTGGTGCCGTAAGCAACCACACCAGCCTGGCGGCCCAGGAAGAGCGCACGGGCGGCTTTGACGTTGGACGCTGCGCCGTAGTCGCTGAAGCGGATAACGTCGCGGTGCTTGTGCAGCACGATGTCATCGATCATGCCCAGGCCACCTTTGAAGATGACGTTGGCTTTACCTTCAGCAGCGGCAGCGGCTTTCTGGATATCCAGCCAGCCCGCACCGGCTTCAGTACGCAGGTCAAACGCCTGGGTTGGGTTCATCACCAGCACGTAGTGGTCGCTGCCGCCGATAGGGATTGGGAGCAGGTTGGCGCTACGCGGGTCCAGCGCACGCATCATCGCTGCCTTATGGCTCGCCTTCTCAATCAGCAGGCGGGTCATTTTGTCGTCAGCGGTCAGGGTGGCTTTGCTGGTGGCGGAACCACCAAACAGCAGGTGCTGGCCGTCCGGGGTGCGGATCGGGTTGCCTGCGTGCCCGGCGTAGTCGGACGGGAACGATTCATAGTTCTCGTTCATGCCGCGAGCGCCCGACAGGTAGATGAAGAACATCTGGTCGATGTACTGGCCCCACCATTCGGACAGGCGTTTTTTCGCAACGTCACGCAGATCGTGAGCGGTACGCTTGCGGGTCATCTTGCCGCCGCAGGAAACAGACTTACGCAGCTGGTCAATGATGATTTCGTCGGAGAAGAACTTCAGCTGTTCTTCGTTGCCTTCCAGACGCTGGTCGCCGGAAACCGGGCCGCCGCGTAACTGGACGGAGAGATCGAAGCTAATGCGGTCGCCCACGTCAGCATCGAGTTCGGTCTTGCGCTGGATTACTGCGTCATCACCTTTACCGATGAATTTTTCCCAGTAGCTCTTCCCCAGCGTTTCCGCGTAGAGACGCGCCGACCATTTTTTCTGCGCCTGGACATCATTGCCCCAGGTGATAGTGGTTTGGCTCATAATGTGCCCTCAAGAACGTGCGGTGTGTCGGGATCGCCGCACGTCTTGCGCAGCATTACGTTTCGATTATCGAATGACTGTTGCTGAAATGCAAACACTCATGTCATGCCAATGGCGTTTTTGCTTTGAATGTCAACCTCCTGTTGCCCTTCTTTTGCGTCGGGGCGCTTATCGCAGTGAATAATGACTTCATCTGGCGCGTCGATGACCAGACCGCACCGCCTGCCAGCTTTGTACACCATGCGCACGGTGGTATCGCCAATTCTGAGAACGTCACCATCACGCAAATCGATTTTAAGTGCCCCCACGCTGCTCTCCTTAGCGACTTGAATAGGCGTCGTATTCGTCGGCGCTCATACGGGCGATAGTTTCCTGGTACTTCTGAGGATCGCTTTCCGCCAGGCGGTCGAGTGCTGCGAACTTGCCATCGTCGGTATCTTCCGGCGCGGCGGCGGGCACCTTCGCCAGTGTCGGGGGGATATCCAGCGCCTTCTGCTGCTGCTTCGGCTGCTGCTGGGCCGCCTGCTCCTGTTTCGGATTTTCGCTCGCCGGTTTCGGCGGTGCAATTCCGCGCTCATCGGCCCAAATGCGATACGCCCGCTCAAGGTCAGCCTCACCATAGCGCAGACCCTGTTCTGCCTTCGCCTTCGTGATGCTCTGCACCAGAATATCGAGGGCTTTAAAGTCCTCTTCGCTGGCGTAAATTTCAGGGTGACGTTCAGCAAACGCCTTCACATCGGCCTGCCACTGGCGCTCGATCTGCTGTTCGACGCTTTCGCGGTTCAGCTCGTCTTTACGCTGCTGCCAGTCCAGATCCCCGCGCTCTTTGTTCAGCTCGCGCAGCTGGGCATTATATTCGCGGGTGGTAAGCTCGCCCTCTTCGAACTTCTCGATCAGCTCTTCTTCGCGCTTATCGATATCGTCATACTTAGCCTTCAGCTCTTCGGTTGCCACCGGCTTAAATACCGGCTGTGGCACCGGCGCTTCAGGCTGCTGGGCTTTCTGCTGCTCCTGTTGGTCCTGCTGCTCTTCCTGCTTCTGTTCTTCCGGCTTCCCATCTTTCTCAGGGTCTGGCTTTTTGTCAGGATCGGTGTCCTGCTCTTCTTCCTGCTGTTGCTGCTGGGCGGCAACCTGATCCAAATCCACCTCCTGGTGCTCGGAATCACTATCCGGCGCTTCCAGGGCGGCGCGCTCTTCTTCGGTCAGGTTAGCCAGAATGCTTTCATCGATATCAGCCATAAGTTCCTCACTGCTGTGGTTGTGGTTGAGGCAGGCCAGCGGGCTGCTGTTCCTGCTGTTGCTGCTGGGCGGCCTGTTCCTGCTGGGCCTGTTGCTCCTGCATAGCCTGCTGCTCGGCAGCGGCTTGCTGTTGCTGCTCGGCCTGCATCACTGCAGCCTGACGGGCTTCTTCCTCGCCTTCTGTCCGCGAGAGGAAGCTGGATTCATGGAGAATGTTGTCTGCTACCGGAATGGCGGCAGGTTGTGACAGCGCCATAAGTGCGGCTTCCAGCGCAGCTTTTTGGGTATTGACGTTCTGACCGGCCATTGATGCGAGGATCTGCTGAGCCTGGGCTTGTTCTTTGCCAGCTGACGCGGCGTTTCGCTGCGCGTTGCTCTGTTTGAGCGCGGCGTCTGCCTCATCTTTGGCAATGGCGGCCAGCTGTGCCCGCTGCTGCAGCTCTGCCTGTGCCTGCTTGGCCTTCTCGGCGGCAATCTCTTCTGGTGTCGGCTCTTCGGCGTCCGGGTCGCGCATACCAGTGACCTGGCGGATACGCTTAACCAGCTCTTCACGGCTGGCGATATCCATCCCTTCGACCAGAATATCCATCATGACCAGTGCCAGCTGCGGCGCTACCGGTGCCAGCTGCTGCAGCAGGCCGAAAAGCTCTTCGGTCTGTGCCTGGCGGATGGTATTGCGCCAGTCTTCCTCACCGATAACGAAATCGGCCTTCGTCCTGATGATATCGTTGTCCGGATCCCCATCGTTGATGGTTATGTATTCCGGGCTGTTGCGCATGTTCGTGATGCGGAACTGCTTCTCTTCGCTGTAGAACTGCTCTATTGCTGAAAGCAGCTTCTCACCATGCACCTGTACGGAAAAGCGCAGGTTGTCGAAGATGAGCGTTGTAGCCAGTCCGCCCTGTTCCTGGCGCGCGGTGATCGCCTTTCCGCTCGACGCGTTGGTTTGGCGACCCAGGTTCTCATCGGTTACTCCGGAAATCTGCTGAATCATGCCGATAGAACGGCTCATCATTTCCAGGTGCGCCGGGGCTAACTCACGGTCGGCGTTAATCTCCAGCTTTTTGCCAGGGTTCGTGACGATTACGGCATCGGGTCGGGCAATCTCTTCCCGGTACTCATCGATATCGTCTACCGCACCCGCTTCCATAATGGTTTTGTTCGTGGAAATGATGTGCAGCGCCTTACTGGCACGCTTATTGATATCCTCCTGCATGTCGCGCAGGTTACGGATCACGCCATAAGGCAGGTTGTCGCGGTCGCGGCGATAGCACCAGATCGGCGTAAACGGGAATGAGTTATGCCGGTATGGGCTAGGACCATCCCAAAGCATGCCACCGACGCAGAATATCGAGACGCGCATACGCATGGTGCGAGGAACAGTGACAGGGTAAGCGCGCTGGGCGTCAATATCCGCAAGATGGCCTGGTGCCGGGTCATCGGGGTTGAAGATCTCGCCGTTGAAGTCACCACCGCGCATTTTCTCCACTTCTTCGGTGACTTTGTGCCAGGCTTCAATAATGCGGACACGCTCACGTTTGAACGTGGTGACGGCATTGCGGTAGTGCGATGTCTCGTTGAGGCGCTCCTGGCTGTCTGACGCGTCGTCGCCGTAGTCATCGATCTCCCAGTCATTGGCGGCGCGGGCGCACATGCGCAGCAGGCCAACACGGTCGGGGAACATGGCTTCAGCTACATCGAGGTCCACCCACTTAAAGCGGAACACATAGCGGGCGTCGGAAATGTCATCTTCGGTGCAGGCGCTATCCCAAAGGATGTTACGCCAGCTCTCATAGCGGTCATAGACCGGTTCGCCGTCTTCTGGCTGCTGCAGGCCTTCCTCCATCCAGCCTACCCCGACCTTCACGCAGTCAGCGAATGCCCGGCTGCGGTTGAACGGTGTCCGGTTGACGTCGCTCAAATACTTCATGAGCTGGGTCTTACGCTCTGCAGCCTTCCCCGCCTCTTTACGACGCGGCAGGATCTTCCAGTCCGTCCGTCCTCTCGCCTCAGAACCGAGTATCCAGTTGATGCTGGTGGCGATGACGTTATAGACCAGCGGCACCTGTCCGCGCTCTCTCAGCGCTGCGGCATCCTGCTCACGCCACTGGATGCCATCATAGAAATCCGCGTCTTTGGCCTGCTGCTGGCGGTTATCTGCCTGGCGGGCCAGCTCATCCTGGAATATACCCAGGAGGCGGGCATAGCGAGCGACCATATCAGGATGATCAAGGGGGCTATCTTGGTTTCCGCGTTCTTCTTCACTGGCATATGCTGCGTCCGGTAAGTCATCGAGTGGTACATGCCTGGCGTCGCGCAGGTCAAAGCCCGTATCTGGTTTATCAAACACGTTCGATTACCTCAGAGTGATGGGTTTTCCCTGTATCGTGGTCGGTGCGGAATGCATCTGCGACGACGACGCCAGTTGTTGGCTTGGGAGGGATGGCGATCAGGTCGCCCAGGTGGTCGTGAATGAGGGTCACTATCTTCATGGCGGCGAACACGTTGCCGGTGTCCATGTTGTTCATATCGAGGAAGGCCATGCACATGACGCGGTTCAGTTGCGGCATTGACTGTGGGTCTTCCGGGTTCCACTGCCATGCGTCATCGAGGTCGATAATCAGCGGGCGGCAGCGGTCAGCGCCGATGCGGTAAGTAGGAACGACAACGAGGCACGGCTGATGCTCGACCCCGTACCATGTACCGTAAATGGTCAGATCCCCGCGCGTATGCACGAAATGGTACTGAGTCAGGTCTAAAACGTGCTCTGCCATGATTACCCTCTGTTGCGTTTATGTCTTATGCGTTGCCAGTATAGCAACACTTATCACACAGCCATACCCGAAGTATTTCGTCTCGGCTTCGCCTTTGTGCGGCGGCGGCCAGCGTTCGGGTCCGATCCGTACACCTGCGCCCACTGACGTAATGCGTCGGCAGCCTCACTGTGCCCGTCGTCTTTCTCTGGCTGGTCGGTGAATGTCTGCATCCGGTTATTGTATTTTTTCCGGTAGCTATCCAGGTGAGCGATGCCCTCTTTACAGGCGTCCTTGTCGATCCAGGCTGTTGCCAGCATGTTCCTGGTTATCTGGATGCCGTGCTGCAGCTCGGATACGCGCTCAACGATCTCGATGCGACGGCGACCCTCTTTCTCCAGCATTTCTTTCGGTGTCAGGTTAGCATTCTGCCCCTGCCGTACATGGTTGCCGTCGTGAGGCAGGTAGTCAGTTCCCCAAACATACCCCAGCTTGTCCAGCTCCCGGACGTAATAGCCGTATGGTTCGTCCCAGCCCTCAATGAAGCCGATAAAGCGATGCTCCTGCCCGATATGCTGGTGCAGCCAGATAGCCGTTCCGTCGCCGCTGCCGATGTCCCAAAACGTGTTGACGGGATAGCCTGGCGTATACGGCACGGTGGTAATGCGCTTCTCCTTGCGCATTTTGACCATCTGTTTGGTGTAGTAGCAGCCCTCTGTCGATTTCTGGAAAGCCTCTTCCGGCGAGCTTGGGTATTCCTGCCACATCTTCTCGTCCTGGCCGGAATAGACGTTATCACGCGTGCTCACCCACCATGCCCGCTGCTCGATATCGATCATGGTGTCCATTTTGGCTTCTATCTCGTCAAAATACTCGTGCTCTGTCTTCGAGATATCGACCAGCTCCGGATCCATGCGGTACTGCATGTCCTCCCACCAGGGATAGAAGTGGAAGGCGAATTCCTTGTTCGTGAGCCTGCGCCCCAGGGCGGCAATCTTCTGCGCCCGCTGGCACATCATGAAGAACTCACCTTCCCGGCCTTCAGCGGTGGACTCGATGAAAATCATTCCCATTTCAGCCGCCGGGATGGAGCCGGTCACTACCTCATTGGCGCGGTCAGGGAACTTGGCGCAGATTTTACCGAACTCGGAAATGTGCAGGTGGGTCAGCGTACCGCCACGGAATGAGGTGGCGACGCTCACCTTGCTGCCGTTGTGGGAGAATTCCAGCGCGTCGGCGCGGTCGCGTACCAGCGGCATCACCGCACGCAGAACATCCGGCAGGTTGTCATAGCCGAACTTCACCTTGTCCCTGAATATCTCCTCAGCCATGTCCTGGTTATGCGCCACGATAGCCGCTGTCGTCGGGTTATTGGCTGTGGCGAACAAAGCGCAGTCGAGAAACAGGATGGCGATGAAGGTCGTGAAGCCCAGCTGGCGCGCTTTTAAGATGATATTGCGCTTGTGCAGCCTCTTCAGCAGCTTCCGCTGCGCCGGGTTCGGCTTGAATGGCACAATACGGACTTCGCTTTCATCCTCTTCCCCGAACTCATCGCGCGGCTTGGTCTTGATTTTGTACAGCTGCCCTGAGCACAGTCGCCAGTATGGGTCACTGAGACACTGAAACAGCTCATCATCGTTCGATGGCACAAAATCGAGCGGCACTGAGCCGGGTTTAGCCGCCTGCAAACTCATCGCGCCCCCTCGAAAAACAACGATGTGAAGATATTGCACAGAAAACCGCTATAATGCGGTGAGGCATGTGCATTTATTTCACTTTGAGGATATCGAATATGGGCGGATTTGAACTGAAACTCTGGCGCAATGGCCTGGGCTGGTCCCAGGAACGGGCAGCTGAAGAGCTGGGAGTGAGCAGACGGACTTACCTTACGTGGGAACAGAAAGGCACCTCCCGCGTGGTCGAACTTGCCACGCAGGCGCTGTCCATCAAAGCCGAATGGCCTGAAACCGCCAAAAAGCTGAATAGGCTGTCCACTCTCGCGAAACACTAAGAATCCTCTTTGTCCTGCTTAACTGGGGTGATAAGCGCGCCGGGCAGCTGCTGGAGCAGAACTTGCAATGGGTTCTGCTCATCCCCTTTGAGTGTCAGCTTATCATTGAACATGCCCAGGTGCCTCGCAATCTGGTCGAGTGCCGCTTTCTGGTCATGCATTTTTACTTCCAGCCCCTCTTTCGACTGCTTCACGCCTGCGAACAGGGCCAGTGCTGCCGGTGAAAGGTTACGGGTGTCCTGAAAGAATGTGCTCAGGTGCCCTTCGCCGTGACACTCCGGGCATTTGGCGTGCGGAGAAAGTGAGGAGTCGAAGCCATATCCACCTTCATCGGTGATATCGCGGGGCGGTCGCTCTTCTTGTTGGGCCGCCATAGCCTCGCGCGCTTTGGCGTTCTCGAACTCAGCCTCATCCTTCCACTGGAATGCATGGTCAATGCCATAGCAGTGACGGCAGCACGTCCGGCGCAGCTGTGTCAGCTCGTTCGGGTTGGCGGTGGCTATCATCCAGTACCGCTGTAACACCATGTCCTGGGTGATTTTGGTGCGCTCTGAGCGCCTCTCCATGCCAGCCAGGATCGCAGCGTAGACCAGCGGCTTCACCTTACCATTGCTGACCCACATGTAGGCTTTCGTTCGGGCAACGGTGGCGCTATAACCGGCCGCAAGTGCAGCCCGTTCCGGTGACAAATCGATTAGATATTCGTCCACAAAGCGTTTATCGCGTGCTGATAGCTTTGTGGCCTTTGCTGTAGGCGTCTTGGTTTGTTTCCTGTTCATAACGTGTCCTTGCGGGTTGACATATCCGCATGCATCGGGAATCGCTCCCGGATCGCTTTGTTGCGATTGTAGAAACAGGGGTTACGAAATGCAAACACTCAAGCCGATAGATGGGCGGTGGCTTTACTGGCAGCAGGTAGACCTGGCAAACGGTGTTTTCCGCGTGCAGGGCGCTGAATGGCGCACGGAATGTCCAGACTTAACCGAATGGGTTGACTGGACCGGTTCGGCGCAGCTGGAAGAAGAGATCGGCCTGGCTCTCGATATGCTTGGCGCGTACATGCTTGGTAAATGGGTTGGCTTCGGACGGACGATAGACGGCATTTGTCATGGTATAGCCTGGATGGTGTCCTGATGCGTGACCACTATTGTCCGTGGATAGGCAACACTTGCTAAGCGCTTTGTTGCCATATCGCACTATCTGATTGCATATTTACAATACTTTTCTGGCGTTACCGCTAACGCTATATTATGATTACCTTGTACCGCGCAATATGCGCCAATAACAACGAGGTAACACCCATGACTACCGAATGCACCGCTCTGCGTACTGATGGCTTTATAACCAATATCAAATCACGCAATCCATTCGATGTTATCCGCGCCGATGTAGTGCTGGAACGGATGAGTAAACAGGCTCACCAGGGGTGTGGCCTGTACTATGAGATTTATGAGGCCCGGTTGCTGAGTTCAGCTATGGCTCATCTTGAAAAGCTCCCTCCGAAAGATCGTCAGACGTTCATCGCTGCAGCTGAAAAGAAAGGTTTCACGCTGAGCATGGAAGAGCTGGAACGCGCTGACGAAGCGCGTGCAGATGTTATGAGAGAAATTCGAGCTGATTACTGAGCAGGTGCCAACATGCCAAAATTACCAAGCGTTTTCCCGATTATTCATGACCACGGCACTGATGCCAAAGGCGCGGAGCGTCACTGCCTGTCACTGGTGAAAGGCGGCTGGTCTGCAAAACTTGTGCGCCCTGCCGGTCGCGGCTGGCGCGTCGTTATCTCCGGATATCGCGGATAAAACCTCTTACAGCCCGCAGGGCTAAGGATCATATGTGAACAGCACTACACCGCGCACCCAGCGCAGACGCCAGCCACCGCTGGAAGTAAACCAGAGCCTGATTGAGAAGCTGAATGGCTTTGTAGAAAGCGCCCGCAAGGGTGAGCAAGATACCGATTACGAATACGCGATCCGCATGTGGCGCTTCGCCATCCAGATCGTGGAACAGTTGTGCCACCGGGAAGCTGAGAAGCGTGTGCCGTATTACCTGAACCGCATCGACTTCTGCGAGAAAATGGTGAAGCGGGGTAAGCGGTCATGATTACGATCCCCGTCACCGGCTACGCAATCGTCCTGGCGTGCTCAATTAACGCTGGCACGCCGGATTGCATCGAGCAGCTGGCTACCGGCTATGTGTGGGCCAATGCCCAGCGCTGCCAGGAAGAGCTGGACCACGCGAAAATACCCGGTGCGCAGTGTGAGAGCCTTTCCGGCATCACCGTTTCTGATGAAGGCACCGGACCGGCACTGGCACGCATGATCGACGTGGAGGGTATGTGATTAAACCAAATCCCGGCGCGCTGCGGGCGCGGAGCTACAACAAACGCCGCCAGGAACAGGGCGACATTAAAACCACCGTCTGGCTGAAAGGCAGTACCAATGCGGCGCTTCATGTGCTGGCGAAGGAGGAAGGGATCACCCGCGATGAACTGATAGAACGCCTCTGCCGCGCCCACGTAGCGGATAAAGGTCGTCTACTCGAACAGAACTGACACCAAAAGAAAGGAGCGCTCATAGGCGCTCCTGTTTCGTTTTATGGGGTGTCCTCCCGCTTTCGTTCTTCGTCCATCGCCAGCGCCTGGGCAACTACCTCATCGCGGTGCGCTTCAAACTTCTGCCGCGCCTCCTGGCGCTGCCTGGCCTGTTCTGCTTCGGCATCGGCTTCCGCCTGGCGCATCGATTCACGCCAGGTGCGCATTAGCTCCGCCATACGGTTGCGGTTGTCCTGCACCTGCTCCGGGCTTAGGTTCGGCAGCTCCAGCGGCTTCTCGCGCTTTGGTGGGGGCAAAAGCCCCCGGTTAACAGCCTGATCTACAGCGACTGCCCGCAGCTGCTTATCCCAGCCCTCGGAAACCTCGACGTTCGGAGCGCCACCAGCTGCCTTTGCGATTGATACACTGCGCTCGTAGGCAGCAATGAAAGCCATGCGCGCCCCGATCTTGTCGCCCTCCTCCAGCAGCGGCAGCGCGATATTGAAAGCGTCCCGCGCCTCCCTGGTCCACACCACCGTGTTGCGCTCGTCAGCAGCTGGCAGCGCCAGTGACCAAGCCTCATTAGCGGACAGCCAGTCCCTGCCCGGTGACAACATGTCGATGATCGCCTTCAGCGTCAGCTTGCCGGTCGCCTCCTTCCGGACGCGGTTCAGCGCGGTCATCACTTCGTGGAAAGGGTATTCATCCAGATCCTGCGCCATCACCAGCGCGGTGGTGGGCTTCATCTCACCCCCCATCACTTCTGCGGTGGCCACCAGCGTGCGCAGGATGTGTTCTTTCTCTTCGAGCGTCATTCTCTGCCCTCCCGCTCCCTCAGCATGCGGATAGCTTCATCGGCGGCGTTAGCGTTGGTTTGGGTGCTGTCAATCTGGCGGGCGCGGCCAGCGGTCATTGTCCGGCCAGTGATCCACTGGGTGCGGTATACCTCGGCGTCTTTCACCAGAAGCTCCAGCGTGTGCATGCGGCGAATGACATAGGCCTCATTCACGTTCTGGACGTAGAAGCGGGCAACTCCTGGCGCTTCCTTGCCCAGCCGCTTAATTAGCTCCTTCACATGCGTGTTGGTTTTGGCATTGCGTGGGAAGGTAGTGCCGTAGCGTTTCTGGTATGCAGCGTCGAACCACTCCCAAAAGACTTCCCGGATCCGTTCGTAGCTGGGGCCGTTGTTCCTTTCGTCGTGTTGTTGCTGTTCCGACAACACTGCAGGCACGTTAAAACCACCAGCGGCCGGGGCGGGATTTCCCGCACCGGTTAAAGGTTCACTTCCTGGTTCTACTTCCTGGTTAATATTACTGTTTTGTAGCTCACTGTGAACCGACCCGTCAGCTCCCTGTGACCCTACCCCTCCCCCTAAATTTGAACCTACCCCCGTCTTTTTCTGAACTGAGGGGGTTCTCTGTGAACTGACCTCAAGATGCAGGTGATACTGGTTCGGTAAACTGACTCCGTTTAGCTCTCTGTGCTCGATGGTCAGGAGGCCAGCAGCCTCCAGTCTCTCGATGCAGCGCTTCAACGTTGACAGGCTCATGCCGCACTCACGCGCCAGGCGCTTATGTGCCGGATCGCAGCGCCCAGTATCGTGGTTGCAGCGGTTAGCCAGCATCACCAGCACGATTTTCTCGTTTGCCTTCAGATCCTGCTCTGTGGCCCATGTCATTGCCTGGAAGCTCATAACGGTGACTCCCTGCGTGGGTACATGACGAACTGCGCGCGGTAGTTGCGTGGGCCAGGTGCTGACGCTGTTGCCACGCGTAGGGAGTGGTTCTTACCGCTTGCGATAATGCGCATGATGGCCCGATATTCGCATGGGTTTTCCGCCCGGATGTAGGCATATGGCCGAAGTCTGCCCGCCATGCGGTGACAAAAACGCCAGACTTTCATAGGCGCACCCCCTTCATGAACGCAGCTCTGAAACGATCCTGGTCAACCTTGACCGTGTTGCTAAGTGGATCGTCGTACAGGCAGGCCAGCAGCGCGTCGTATTTTTCCTTCTGCTGACGCATAGGCTCCGGCCCCATGCAAGGCTCAGAAGCAGCCTTTCCACCGAGCATGGCCCCACAACTCATGCACTGCTCACCACCGAAATACGTGCGGTGCGAACGGTGTGCTTTCGGAATGGATTTCTCTCGAAGGGCGTTGTTCTCCATCCAAAGGCGAATTTCATACAGCCTAAGCTCCAGCCCATATATTTTCTCACGCATTTTCCGGCGCTGGTTTCGACCAAATCGTTTGCTCATGCTTTTGCCTTAGCCGCTCTACGGCGGCGATCCATTGCTGTTTTGATTATTCAGTTGCTGGAATAGCAACACTTTGGGGAAGCGTTTCGCGTACCGCAGTCAAGAAAGCCTGCGCCAGCGGGGCTACGATGGCGTTTCCGTAGGCGCGGCATAGCGCCACTCGACCGGCAAGCCCATCAACCAGCGGCTCAAGTCCGGGTTCAATTGCCCGCAGTCCGTCATCTTTGCAGCGGATCCAGTCAGCGTCACGCCAAAGACCGTTAACCTCCAGGGGAGTGTTAGTTGCGCTGTCACGTCCAGCCTGTCCGTTGACCATTTCCCGTTCCGGATCCGCCCTCCGAGATAACCCCCCTTCCCATCCGTCGCCGCCGGTGTGGGCCACCCAGTAAAGCCTTTGTCTGATGTGCGGAGCGCCGACGCCCGCAGCGCACAGATCGAGAGCTGTCGCGGTGTATCCCGATTCTTCCAGGTCAGCGTGTACATGGTCGAACCAGTCGAGGCCGTCAGCGCTTGAAACCTGCTCGCCAATAACCGTTGCAGGTCGATTCCCTTTGATGTGCCACCAGAATGCGGGCCACAAATGCCGGTCGTCAGCAACCCCAGCGCCTTTGCGAGCGCCGGAGAAAGGCTGGCATGGGCAGCTTCCCGTCCAGATCGGTCGGTTATCCGGCCATCCGGCCAGACGCAGAGCATAAGACCAGACGCCAATTCCTGCGAAGAAATGTACCTGTGTGTAATCGCGCAATTCATCCGGGGCGATATCCTCAATAGAGCGTGTGTCCACGACGCCAGGCGCAATATGCCCGGCGTCAATCAAGTTGCGCAGCCATTGCGCTGCGAACGGATCAATTTCGTTGTAGAAGGCCGTCACTCTTCTGTGTCCTCCGTTGACGAAATAGCAACACTATCGGCAGCCTTAATTACTGGGATATACCGTAGACCCCATGCATCTGACGGGTCATTGGCACCCAGGATGAATAGCGGCCCGCCTATCTTCTTGAAGGTTTCCTGATAGTCGTAGCGAAGCCAGCCAATGACTGAACTATCCGGAATAATTTCAGGAATATTTTGTTGTGCGTTTTGTGGTTGCGGGGCAGCCGGCAGCGGCATCCAGTGGGTTACGTTTTGCAAATTCAATCTGTCGCATGGGTCATATCCATCAATGGTAAATCCATCATCAGAGCTATACATGGCCTCGCCATAAACCTGATCACCATCAAAGGCGATAACCGCTTTGAACTCTACCGGCATCCGCTCGCTTACCGGAATCCATTTACCAGGTACGGTAGCGGGTTCACTGCCGGTTGACTGCTGGGCGGCCAGGCGCTCTCGCATGTTGTCGATGCACTGAACCAGCGAGCCGCCTGGAGAAACGTCGAGTTCTTCCACCAGCTGGAAATAAATATCAGCGGCGGCTTTCGTGTTGGTGCCGATCCCTTCTTCACGCAGGGCGTCACGCTCTGCTGTCAGCTGCTCAATGCGGCGGTCTTTATCCAAAGACTCGCGCATGTACTCCAGATAAAACTGCTCTTTAAGCGATATCTCGCCAGACGATTCCAGGGCCGCGATACGCTCTTTCACTGCTTCTGGTGTGATTTCCACAGCTTTACCCTCTGGCGGCCAAGCCGCCGAAAATTAATGAAATAGATGCGGTGATGATGAATACGGCGCACTTTTTAATCATCGTGTCCGCATGGCAATTCTGGTAAAAGAGCCATCCCAAAATCAGGCCATACATAAGGCTCATGGCGTCACCTGCTTAATCAGCTCAATGACTTTCACCGCCAGGATTGCGCCCGGCACCCAAAACCCCAGCACGCAGACCACCAGTGCGATAACCAGAGAGCGCCACATACGTGCGTTTTCTGCTTTGAATTGCTCGATTTCGTGGTTCATTCGGCACCGCCTTTGATGCTGGAAATGAGGTTGTTCACCTCGTCACGGTCGAAGCCAGGCATAGCTGGCAGGGCCATTTCTGACGGCACCGCGTCGATCCATTCCAGTGCGTCAGTAAGAGCGCTAAGCAGCGCATCGCGCTGGCCTGCAACCTTCGCATGCTCAAGCGCTGCGTTTTCCAGCTGGGCTTTGTGCTTTTTGTAAGCCTCGTATGCGTGCCAGGACTGGCCTTTGCGCACGCTGGTGGTGATGTCCGCTACCTGTTCAGACGTCAGCGTGGTCAGTGGCTGGGCCGGGTAAATCAGCACCTGTCCGGCGTCCCAGTCGAAGCCAGCATGAATAGCCTCGACCTCGACGGATGGTGACGGACCGATGCTACCTGGCGAATGGACGAGAATTGTAATATCGGGATCGCGCCGCTGGGTCAGAGGATTGGACCAGAGGCGAGCCACCAGCTCAGAGAATTTTGAAAATTTCATCATGCCTCCCGTTTGAGTGGGTTGTTGTCGTTGGTTGTCTTTTTGTAAGAAAAAGCTATTCGTGCCGACGCCGTGGTTACGAAGTCGGGATCCATATCTATGCCGATGAAGCTGAAACCCTCTTCAAGCGCCGCTCGTCCGGTACTTCCGCTACCCATCCACGGATCAAGCACCGTTCCGCCGGGTGGCGTTACGAGACGGCAAAGATATTTCATCAATGCTATCGGTTTGATGGTCGGGTGATTGTTCTTCGCACCGTTTGTGCGACCGGCACCGGCACGAGGATCGTTAAGGCCAGCGCTCCCCTCTTTGCGCCCACCAGTCATTTCCGACGCGCTGTGAGGCAAAAAGCGCTCCATGCCCTCATCACGCTCAGTTGGCGTTACTTTCGCGCAATAGAAGAATCTGGCGGCGCTTTTTTCTTCCTCCTGGCGAGCCTTGTGGGCCTTCGGTGGGGCCATATCCCCGTATCTCCCCTGCGATGGCCGTGCCTTGCCAGTCTCTTTAAGGTCTCCCTGTTGACCTTTTGCATCCGGGAATGCTGAAACAACAACATCGCACCCATCATGAATCAGGTTTGCAGGCCAGCGCCCTTCCGGTGACGGTTCGTATTCAGCTTTAGGCTCAGTGCCATCGCGCATATTCGATAGCAGACCACCAGCCCCGCCGGTTAAAGTTTCGCTGGTGGGTATACGGCAGGCGGCGATGTTTAGCGCGCCAGTACCATGCGTAGCCATATTTTCTGCCACAGTCGCCTTGAATGGTTTCCGCGCCATGACGATAAGCTCATGAGCTGGTTTCAATGCCGTTCCCCAGCCTTCCCATTCGTCTTTCAGGTTATGAGATTTCGGGAATCCAGTGCCGTAAATCCACAAAATCTGGTCCCGTATTTCGAAACCTGCATCTTCCACGTTGACCACCAGGCGGTGATAAGTGCGAGAACCACCAAATGCCAGCAGGTGGCCGCCAGGTTTGAGGACGCGCAGGCATTCCTGCCACTGCTCAACCGTAGGGACGTCATAATCCCATTTGTGGTTCATGAAGCTGAGGCCATACGGCGGATCCGTCACGATGGCGTCGATTGAGTTATCCGGCAGCGTTTTCAAAACGTCTTCGCAGCGGCCAACATGAAGCTGATAGCTCATTCAGCATCCCCCTCTTCCGGGCGGCGCTCTTCCTCGATGTACACCAGCGAGTGGTCGTAAAGCTCTTCCAGGGGGAAGCCGCGCAGGGTCTTTGTGTCCGGCATGCCATACGGGCGCTTCAGATTGTAGCCGTGTTTCTTGATGACGTCGCCCACCAGCACCGGGCCGCCCTGCTCCACCAGCCACTGGTGAATGTCGCGGGCCTGCTGGCTCAGATCCAGCGGGTAGGTACCCACGGCAACGGCTACGACGTGTTTGCCGACCTGAATGACCTTCACACCGCCAGGCTCATGATTCAGGGCTGGCTTGAACGTCGAAAGGTAGTTTGGTTGCATGAACATTCCCTATCGCCATATGGCGAATCGTAATTGCTAATCTGCACTGTGCGTTGCCAGAACAGCAACACCCAGCGCGTGGAAATTATCGTTTTTCAGCCAGAATCATCGCCAGCAGCTCATCGGCGCGCGAGTCGAAGAAGTGAGGTTGTGTCTCGCGCGGGTTGCCGGGTGATGTCATGTTTTTGCCGAACAGCAGGCCGCTGGCGGTGATCGACCAGAACTGCTTTTCAGTGCCGCGAGACGACGGGCGGCTCATCCGCTTGACGATGCCAAGCTCCTGCAGGCGCTGATAGGCATACTGGACCTTCACCGGGAAATCGCGCTGCTGCAGGATAGTGCGCAGGGCAGAAGTGGTGCGGCTGGATCCGTCGGCAGCATCGGACGGCGCGTCGATGGCGTAGGCCGGGGTAAGACTCGGAAGAGCGAAATGGCTTTCGATTTTGCGATATGCGCCCAGGGTGGAGCTGTTGGACAGGTTCAATGTCCGCTTCATTGACTCGACCAGCATAAGACTGGCCTGCACACCATCACTCAGGTTTGCGGGAGGGGTTGCAGCGATTTTGCTCTCCAGCTCCTGCCAGCGATCCACTAGTCGGGCGGTAAACTCAGGGGATAGCTGAGCGACAACGATGATGCTGTCTCGCTTGCCCCGCTCACCTTCGAAATGATATGCATCAGAAAATCGATTTGGGCTATTTGATTGTTTATTCTCAACTTTCACCAACGGAGGAAATTGAATAACGCCGCTTTCAGCAAGACGCTCAACGGTGCGCTTAACGCTATCGTGACGCGACCCCACCAGCTCCGAAATTTCCACGCTGGTCATCGTAGGGTTGTTTACTGCAATATCTTGTCCTTTCATAAATCCGCCTGATATCAGTCATTCGTAGTTTTTGCTCGACCCTTCAGAGAACTCCAGAGCTTGCCCTGAAATACAATCCACTCACCGTTAAGCATCTTGTTGACGTGCTGGCGGGTGGTGCCAATGCTTCTGGCAAACGCCGCGCGATTACCGGCGAAATTCAGGTCAATGTATTCTTTCAGGGGGAGAGCTTTATCGCACGGTGTCATGCTTACCTCTGAGTGTAGTTATCGATGTATTACATTACAACTAAATTTCTTCGAAAATCCAGCCGCCGCCGTCTTTCTTCTGGCGCGGGAAGGCGTACCGGAACACAAAGGGGAACTGCTCGGCCGCCACCTTCATCTTAACCTTCGCGTCTTCTTCGATGATGGCCTTCGCCCCCTTCACGTCGATCATCACCAGCAGGCCATCGGCGTACATGACGTTGAAATCGACGTTCAGTGTCGTGTTGTCGGCCAGCTGCAGCTTAATGCCCTCATGCATCCACCAGAGAATTTCACCGGTGATCTCCAGCCCGCGCAGGTAGTTCGCGAACTTCGCTTCGGTGGCATTCATTTCGCCTTTCTTTTTGCGACCCAGCGCGTGGAGCTTCGCCTTGCTGGTGGACTGCTTCGGTGCCGGGATTTTGCTTTTCGCCTGGCGGGCCTGCAGCTGGTTGAATTCCTCTTCGGTGAATCTCATTCCCAGCCCAGCTCCTGTTTAGTGCGTTCATACAGCTCTTCTTCGGTGCCGAACTGCTCGATGAAGGCGCGTTTCGCCATGTGGATGCTGGCAATATCCGGGTGATGCGTGCCGCGATGGTGCGCAGGGCACAATGGAATGCTCTCTTTGTGCTCTGACCGCCGACCACGACCCCTCCCTTCACGCAAGTGATGAGCTTCGCTTGGGGTGCCGGGTGTCCCTTGTACCAGGCAGGCGATACAGCCCAGCTCGGTGATGGCCGCCAGCCATTCGTTATCTGATTTGGTGCGGTGCTTAGTCGCCATCACTCAGTCTCCGCCTTGATGCCAGCGGCGGCGAGCGATGCCTGTACTTCATCCGTAATTCTATACGCTGCTTTTTTCGTCAGGGTCATCTACTCATCCCCCTGAACGGTGCCGCCATCGACGGGAATAATGTGTATATTCACTGTATAAAATCCTTATTGTTTTTATGAAAATCAATAATTATGCCCGCGTTTTCATGGGCTTTAACTCTGTCTACAAGTCTTATGTATATACATTTATTGCTAGAACTAAATCTGATTACTTTATCTGGTGGTGCAGTAACTTTGACAAAACACCCATTAATATTCGTGTACTCTAATACTCCAGTATCATCTGAATAAACAAGGTCGGTGCTACTGGCAACATCAAGTAATGTTTCCCCCGATAATTCGTCAGGCAGCTTCACAGTGCGGGACTCCAGCTCGGCGATGCGCTGCTGCGCCTCCTCCAGCGCCTCTACCAGCGCGAGGATGTTGGCAGGGTTAGCCAGGGCGATGAACATAGCATCATGCGGGCGCTCTTTGCTGATGTGCTCACACACCATAATTTCATCGTTATGGCCTCCGCCAATACCACAACGACCGTCGTGGTACTGGAATGCTCTCCAGTTCCCCTGAGTGGCCTTCTCTGCTGCCGCTTTCAGGCTCTGCGCCAGTTCGGTGATATCAGTCATGCTTTCCGCCTTAGCCTTTACGGCTGCAGTTTTTCACGATGGCGCGGCGAATTTCCGCATCGCGCTCGTCAGAACGCCCACTGAAGTAGCCGATAAAGAAAAATACGGCCGCCACAGTCATGCACAGGGCAAAAATGCTATCTCCGCTCATTTCTTCACCTCATTGACTTCTGGTGTACCAGGAGAAAGAAGCGCTACAGCCTCAGCAAGTAATTTCCTTGCCTTAGTCACGGCATCATCTTTCTCCCCGTAAGTTTCGAGAACCAGAAGACGCAGCGAATCCGTCAGTATCTTCTGACCGCTTTCAATCCGGCATCCCGTACCTTTCGATACGTGGATGGCCTCCCAGAAATCACGCTGAGAAATGCCCTTCTCTTTGCGGTACTGCCGCAGTGTGATCGGGGTGATGTCGTTAATCGATTTAAAAGTCATATTGCCTCGCCGTGTTGTTCTCATAGCAACTATGTTGGCAAAAAATAATGCTAAAAGCAAACGCATGATTGCAATTTAGCAACGCAACGGGTAGGAACGTGATCCAAAGTGAAGTACCGGGAGGCGCGTATGCCTGTGGGGCGGCGACAAGATAATCGGCACGCTTTCGAAGGGCTATCAGCGCGGCACATACAACGTCACCGGCGCGGCGGGCATCGCCAGGCAGAGCATGAAGGTTGATTGGGTTCGTAGGATTTATTTCACGCAACACGCCTAAAAGTGTTGCTGTTCTCAAATATATTGTTCTAATATAGCAACACAGGATTGCAGCGGTTAAATGATGACCGCTCACATAATCACCACCAACAAAGGGGGATGTATGCCGGAAACCTGGCGGCCCTGGACCGACGAGGAAAAGGCCTGGTTGGCCTCCAATGCTCACCGGTTCTCTGCTGAATACATCGGGCTGCGCCTGAAGCGCACAGCAGAGGGCGTAAGATGCAAAGCAGAGCGGATGAGCGTCCGCTTTACCCGGTGGCCAGACGAAGATATCCGCTTCTTACGTAAGAATGCAGCGCGGATGACAGCGAGAGAAATAGCCGACGCGCTGGGGAAAGATAAAGGTCAGGTTGTTTATAAAGCGAAGACGGAAGGTATCCTCTTCGGACCAACACGCAGAAAATTCACCGCCCTACAGGGCTAAGGAAAGGTATGAACGTTAATGAACTTCCGCAGTACAAATGCCATAAGGTAGTTCGCGCTGGCAAGATTCTTGCGACTGCCCGCAACCCCAATGAAGATGCCGTTTTTCTTGATGTTGATGGGGTGGTTAATAAATGGCTTTCTACGCCAGCTGGGTGGCTTAATAAACATAACCCGGATATTGGCGGCTATCTCGTCGCCTATGAGGACGGATATCTGTCCTACTCACCGGCAGCGGCCTTTGAGGCTGGTTATCGCCTTCTGGAGCCAACCGAACCGCTTCCAGGCAACGGCACCGAACCGGATAAAGTCGCGGACTCTACCGATCCTCGCTTCGGGAAAGGTTATAAGTATCGCAAAAAGGCTGTAGTGATTGATGCCGTTCAGTGGCATGGAGGGAACCTGCCTGAATGCAAGCATTTTTTGGGAGGTAGCTATCTTGGTCAGCGAGCGGAGCGCCACCCAGGCGGCGCAAACGTCATCATGATTAAGACGCTTGAAGGTCAGCATATTGCTAGTCTGAATGACTATTTGATCAGAGGGATTAAAGGCGAGCACTACGCCTGCAAGCCAGATATCTTCGAAGCGACCTATGAGCCAGCTGATGCAACGGCCAGCACTGACAAGGAGGCTGGTGACGTGCCTTACCTGTACCCCTGCAAGGGTGGCGAGGGTTTAGCCTTTGTGGAAGGCGCTCTCCCTCACCAGGTGCGGGTTATCGAAGAGTACAACCAGCTCTACAAGCGCCACGTCGATCTGATGAAGTTCTTCGACACCGACCTGTATCGCTCCCTGAGCGTCGAAGAGCGCAACCGTCTCAAAGAGCAGTCCCTGTTCATGGCTGAATACCAGCGCGTGCTGCTTGAACGTATCAGGGCGTTCTGATGAAAATCGAAGTGGGACGGTCCGCCGTCTGGCAGCATGCAGAAGAAGCCGACCTGCAGGACATGATCCGCAAGGTGGCCGCCCACTTCGAAATAGCTGACATAGCGATTTTTACGCCGGGCAAGCTCACCTATGTGAACGAACCTCCCCGGAAATATAACCGTATCCGGCCATTCGAGAGCGATCACCGCTTCGATACTGCAACCGGAAAATTAGTAAGGAAAGGCAATGGGAAATGAAATAGCGGTCTATCACTACTCCGCATGGTTCAACAACGCACGAGGAACCGTCCATCATGACGGCGTTCTGCTGCTGCCGGTTATCAGCAATACCGAAAGCTATTTCGCGGCGCGCCAGGCTATCGCGAACGACCTGGGGATCCGTGTCGAAGTGCTGAACGTGAATTCTTTCGCCTACATCGGCCCGGCTTCTGTCTGATGAAGCGGGTGGCTTTTTACCGTCGCGCTGGGGATCAGACCACCAGCCTGGCGGGTACGAAAGAGCGGGTAGCATGGCGCCTATCCAAAGGCCCAGCCACCGGCACCGAGCTGGCGGAAATTTTCGGTATCACCAGAGTGCAGATGAACCACATCGCCTCGAAGTGGAAACCTGATGAAGCCACCAGCTCGATCAAAGCGTCTGAGTGGTTCCAGCTGCCGGACGGCGGCAGAGACAGGACTTACAGCATGGAGCGCAAGCCGAAGCGGGTAACACCGAGCGGCGAAACGCCTCGATACACGCGAAAGACCTTCCTCACCGCCAGTAAGGAAACCAAGCGCCTCAACACGGAGCGCGCAAAACGCCGGGCGAGGCTTATCGCTGCCGGGCTTTACATTAATGAATTTAATTAACTGAGGCTTTTATGATAAGAATTTTCATGGCTGGGCAGAATGTTCCTGAGTGGCTGGAGAAGGTTACTCAGACTGATCCTAACAAACCTTACGTTCGCCCAAAGGTTATTTTTAACCACCCGACCGTTGTTTACGTCAAAAACAGCCAGTACCACATTAGATCAATCATTGCTCCTCGCGTTAACGTTGGAGTTATAAAAGTACATTGTGGCGAAAATTTCACGTTGTACGGTCAATCTCCAGGCAATAGCGGTAAGCCTGTGAACATCAACTGTTCGCCAATAGTCAATTACTTTGAGCTTTTCCTGCTGGCTATTATCGCGGTCGGTTCTGTCTTCATTTTTAAATAAACCCTCCGAGAAATATCGAGGCACAAATTAATTTATACATGCCGAGGCGAATATAATGAAAGCGTATTTTGAATGCGGAAAGTGCGGCAAGCACTCGAAAGTTGAATTTGAGGGCACCATTAAATGCCCTCACTGCAAATCCACTCACGGGAAAAGATGTGTCGTAAAACACGGCGCTCCTCCTGACTGGTTCAACGAATCTAAAGGTGGCAAATAATGGTCGAGCATTTCAAGAAGGGCCAGATGGTTCCTAAGCGCCTGGGTGTGGTGTTTACCCATAAAAAAAACCAGTCAAACGTTACCTTCGGTTGCGACGTTGAAGTGGACGGAAGAATGGTCAGGGCAACAAGCCCAACAGAGCGTGGTGTTATTTGTATTAACGGCTACAAAGGTCGCAGACGCGGCAACGGCACTTTCCAGCGAGTGAACTACGCATTCGTCGGCTTCCAAATTGACCCGAACAATTCTCATGCCGGTGCTGCATTGGAGGTAAAATCGTGAGCTACTGGAAATTTACCAGCGCTGAATCCCTGGCCGCTTGGGATGAAATGCAGCGCCAGGAAGAAGAGCTGAAGAAGCAGGGATCGACGTTTGCAGCCCTGTTCGGCGGTAATCCGGCCTATCAAAAGACCATGTGCGACTGGCGCTTTTATGGCGTCCTGTTCTTCGGCCGCGCGTATGGACACGAAGAACTGTGGACGAAGGGCACCAGCAAAAACGGCGGCGCTCGCCAGCCTCGCGTTAAGGTGCCTGCCAACCTGAAGCGTGAATCAGAGGCGCTGTGGCAGCTGTGGAATGACCAGCGGCCGCATATCACCGCCGACCGTGAAGCGTTCTATGAGTCTATCGGTCTGGACTGGGGCAACCTCATGTTTTGCGGCTTTGCCTCATTCCGTTATGGCGACGTGATCTACGTCGAAACCAGGGCCACGCCGAAGCCTGAAGCCGGTGGCGTGGAAATTCTCGGAAGTGAATACGCCGCAGCCCAGCGCGCGGCTAAGGCTGGTGACAATGTGCCAGGCTCTCGTTCTTAAATACTCAAACGCCGACCCTGAGCAGATGCTTGGTCAGCTTCCGATTGAGGAGGTGATCGACGCAGTGAAGGAACGGCTGCGCAATGAATTACGGGAAGAGGTGCGCTGTGAATTTAAGGATGAAATAAGCCAGCTGGAGGATGAGCTGGAAAACGGATCCGACTTCGAAAGCGAAGCTGAAGCATGGGAGCAGGACGCCACAGAGCTTTATCGAGCGATTGAAAAGGCTCTTACCGAAGACTGGGAAACCGCGAAGGCCACGCTGCAGCGCGCCCTCCAGGACTCAGACGTTAACTAACCACCGCCCCCCAGGGGCTAAAGAGAAAGGCATGACTACCGAAAATATTGTTCAAGATACCGAAGAAAGCCGTATCGCACAGCAAAAGCGCGAAACGCTTCACTCACTGCTTTACATCATGGCTGAGTGTGCGCCTTCGGCAGAAAAATTCATGGGCATCGACGTGAAGGCGTTGGCCCGTAAAGTAGACGAAGCCTATGACCAGTTGGGGATTAAAATCACCATCGATGATGGGGAAGTAAGCCCGCTCAAAGTGCTGCTTGATACCCGGCCCGGCGATAATGTTCTGGCTATGTACGCTGGCTCTACCGGCGAAAAAACCGTGTGCGCTGAAGAAGTAAGGCTGGGTTCATCGTTCAAAGCCAGCAAGAAAGAATATGCTGATATGCCTGAAAGACTGAAGGCTATCAACGTAACAACATACCTGGAGGAGCTAAGGGGAGATCTGGTAAGTCATTTCTCTAGCATTCCAGATGGCTCAATTAATTACTGTTCGCTTGGGATGACGTTAGCTGAATATGAAACGCATGCGGAAAAATTACAGAGTGCAGGTCTGTTTTCCGATGGCTATCACACGTTCGAAGAGTTGTATGCGCACCGGGTACGCCTGTTCTCTGCGTTGATGAGCGCGCACGAAGATAAAGCGTGGTGGAGCCATCGGCATCATGACGGCAGCAAAATGGATGGCTGGATCATTGCCGGAATCAAAACTCCTGTCGGGATGGTGACGTACCACCTTCCTGAATCAGAAATACCCAACCTTCCCGCATGGCTTGAACTTGATCGCGGGATGCAATGGGACGGGCATACCGCCGATGACGTGCTGGAGCGCCTGAAGTCTCTCTGATGCCGGATACCGGCCAATAACAACCCACAAAGGGGGAAGCATGCAAAAGATTCAACCGATGGAGCCGCAGCGCAATAGCGAAGGCTACTGGTGCCACCCGGATATGCCGGAAATTGAAACCAGCGAGCAGTTTGACGCCTGGATTTCATCGCAGGGGCTTCAATACGCCGTCCATTGCCTCGATGGCGACGACGGGATCGGCGCTGAAGATGCGCAGGAGCGCTACTCAGAAGGCGACACCGATATTCTGGCCTGGCAACCTTCCTCGCCAGCTGGCGATGGCTGGTTTATCGCCTCCATCCACGACACCGAAGATGGCCCGGTGTGCCTGTGGATCCGTCACCCGACAGAGGAGCAGCTGCGTGAAGCCGAAGAGCGCAAAAAGCTGCAGGCGCTGAAAGAGGACTTCCTGGCGAAGCATCGCGACTGCGTGAAGGCCGCCTATGAGTATTTCGCGGCCTGCCCTGAAGGCGATGACCGCATTTTCGCCAGCGAGGTGTACCAGCGCATTCGCCTGGCGACGGCGAAGCGTGACCAGGTGGAAACGCGATTCATCAAGTAGCTTAAAGGCTCTTAACTGGCCGTGTCGGCCCAATAACAACCCATAAGGGGAACACAGTGGAAAATCAGCATAAGAAAATCACCGGTTATCGCGATCTGACGCAGCAAGAGATCGACCTGATGAACGAAATCAAAGCGAAAGGGAAGGAGTTGTTAGCGCTCCATGACAAAGTGGTGGAGTTGATTGGCGAACAGGATTTGGTGCCAGCAATCATGGCTGCTGCAGACCATAACTCTAAGGGTATGTCTTACATGATCCCACCTAAGCAGGACGCTGATGTCATGGCGCGACACGCAATCGCAGAACCACGCCGCTGGGCGTCCATCGGCAAGACCGATCTCCAGAAGGGCATCATGGCGCTGGTGCGCGCCGTAGCCCAGCCGACTGACTGATAGTCGGATGGTGGGGAAGTTCACGCTTCCCCCTTTTCAATCTGTTTCGCCCTTGTTAATACCGTTGCTGCAACAGCAACAGGAGCGAATCAGGATGAGCAAGAAAAGGTATCTCACGCAGGACGAAGTAGCAGACCGGTACCGGGGGCTGATTTCAGTCAGAACGCTCGCCAATTGGAGAAGTTTGAGGCAGGGACCAAAGTACCTCAAGTGCGGGAAAACCGTTCTCTATGATGAAGCCGAGTTAGATGCGTGGGACGAACGTAACACTATCAAATGCGCACCATCGGTGCGGGAGTAAGAATGAAAACAGCCTCCACCAGAGAGCGCATCGCCTACTGGCTCATGCTCCTGAAGCCAGGCCAGTGCATGGAGTTCTCCCCGGATGACTACGGGATCAGCCCGAAAACGCTTCTGGCCTATCTGGAAGCGATAAGCGACGCCTCTATCGACCGCCGGTACAAGATGTGCAGCGCGGGATTCCGCAAAATCGGCGTGAGGCGGCTGCGGGATTGGCCGTTCAGCGGCAAGGCGGCCTGATGGCAAGAAATACAACAGAGCGTGTCACTAATGCTCATGGGCACCGCTATCAGTGGTGGGAGCCTGGGAAGGTTCATATCTGCCTGCTTTGCGGCACGGCGGAGCACCGCAACGGTCGATACTATTGGGCCGGGCGCTGGTCGAAGACAGAGCCACCGTGCGGTGACAAGGATAAGGCGCAGCGTGAATGGTATGACGCTGCTAATCCCGATGATGAAATGCCAGGGGCTTTTGATGGATGAGCGCAAGCAGTACGTCAATGAACTGTATTTCAAAATGGCGCGGGAACGGCGTCAACTACTGCAGCAGGTAGGCAGGCTGCAGCGCCAGGTGAAAGACCTGGAAGAGCGACTTGAATGCTACGGCACCGAACAAAGCACGATCCCCCCTATCCAGATAACCTTCCAGGTTCGCGAGTGGATGGTGGAATACGGCCTGCCCTGGGAGGTGTTCTACTGTTACGACCATAAGCAGTGGGTGGATGAGCTGGATAACAGCCTTCCGTATTTTTGTGACAACCGCTGCCCCGGTTGCCGGGGCGAGGATAAAAAGTGAACAGACTGAAGATGTGCATGGTGGCCGTGCTGGGCGCTTTCACCAGAGAGCGCATACTGGCGAAATTGAACGCGGATGTAGAGCACATGCTGGCGGGGACACTGGCCGAACCTACCGGCGGCTATCCGGTCACTGATCGCCATACCGGAAAGGCCAAAGAACGCCGTGAAGCAAAGCGCCGTCGCCGCGCTAAGGGGAGAAAGTGAAGCCAGTTATCAAACGTGGCAGGATGCAGGGATATAAAGCGCGTGGCGACCAGCGCCCTGTAGGATGGGTGTGTCTCTCATCCGCCGACCCTGGTCAGCGTTTTTGCGAGCGTCTGGATACTTGGTCAAACACGCCTAGAGGGGCATGGAAGAAATGGTTTGAGCGCACTCGAAAGCAGGCACTTGCGAAACTCGACGATGCTCAGCTAATGCCGCCCATCAGAATGAAATATTGTTCAGCGCTGGCGAGGAAAACTCTCGGCCTGATTTGGCATGACCGCTACCTTTTGAAAGTGGATAGCCGCCAGCCTGGCGGTAAGGAGAACGTATGAAAGATAGACAAGGCAATAAAATAAAGTTGAACGTAGCCTACCAGTATATTTTCGCCATGCCTGGTCCAGACGTAACTTGTGTGATTGTTAAATCTTTAAACGATGATGGAACGGTAGGTGCTTTTGACCCGATATTTAACTTTAATATCTCCGTTAAGCCGGAAGAATTATGGCGGCCTCTAAAGCATACCTGGGAAGCCTGGCCCTCCTTCAAAGAGGAAATATTAAAGCACGGAGGAAGTTTGGATCTAACCGTCGATGGCACTGATGCAACTGACATGCCAGCATGACGGTAAGGGGAGAAAGTGAAAAAGGTTGTCAGCAGCACCATACATGAACCGGTCTTTGATGAGCATGGGCATGTGCGCATTGATACGGAGGTTCATCTTTCCAATGGTCGGGTAATACGCGCTCCTGTTGTTATCACGGCGGCCGTAGCAAAGGGATGCTCGACTGATGATTTGAAGGAGCAGGCGCGGACCAAGGTCACAAAACAAGAGAATGTGGATTTGTGGTTGAAATGTGAGAACTTTATCAGAGGTGAATATGAGTAAACGAGACATCAAAGAGAAGCGCTGGGGTCGCAAATCAGCGAAACGTCAGATGGCAGTCGAGCCGGTAATTGTTGACGGGTTTCCGAGAGGGCCACAGCTGCGTTTTCTGACGCAGTACCGGAAGTTTGGCGATGGAAGGGAGCAGCTGCGCGACGGCGTGCCTGATTTTCGCGGTGGCTCAGTGGTGATGTGGGGCGACTGGTTCGATGTGCGTGGGGGTGAGCGTGTCCAGGGTTAACGGGCGCAGGCCGCCCACGTTATCCCCTCTCCCGCAGCCGGTAGAGCCAAAGAAGATCGGCTGCGGAAAAAGCCTCGGTGGTTACATGGATCAGAGCGTGCCTGACAGATGCGGCGCGGTGGACCTGGATGGACTACATCTGTGCAGCGAGTGCTATCAAACCGTACAGGATATTGCAGGGGGTGAGCGTGTCCAAGCGTGACATAAAGGCTAAGCGCTGGCTAAAGCGCCGCCTGCGTCGCGAACATGGCGAATGGTGGAAGCCGGTATTCACGGTTTACAAAGTCGCCAACGGCATGCGAGCGCCTGCTAATGCAAAGGTGTTTGTGTGCGGAAGGCGGCCAGGAATGAACACGATAAGGGCTATGCGTGATATCTGGTGTGGGTGAGTGACCGAAGGGGAATATGCGAGAGGTCAAAACGAAACCAGCACCAGTCCGCTACACCAGTTAGGCGGCATAACAGGCTAAAGGGTTTGAAAACACAGCGGAATTTAGAACGGGTAAGTGTGGTCCACAATCACCCTACTCTCAGTTTTTAGTTCACGCTGGTTCACGCTCAAACCCTTTGATTACCGGTGATTTTTATCGATATTGACTGGTAGCGGTTGGCGATCAATAAACGGGGGTGCGTCGGGCAAACCGACACCAGCAACAGCACCACCAGCCACCCCCTAACTGCCACCAGCGAGGACTACCGAAGAATGCCAGCACTCACAGACGGACAGATAAAAAACGCGCTGAAGCGCGTCGCCAAATCGCAGAAACCTGAAACCCTGGCCGACGGCGAAGGGCGCGGCACCGGCCGCCTTGTGCTGGTCATTAAGCCTATGCCGACCCGCGTCATGTCGAACTGGTTCGCGCAGCAGTGGCTGGAGGGGAAGCGCAAGCTGAAGAAGCTGGGAGAGTACCCCCACATGAGCCTGGCGGACGCCCGCGAGGTTTTCACCCGCGACTTTTCTTTGTCTTTTAGATGAGGCTGCGTATCTCTCGTATCTTTTCTCCGATAGCACCGATCAGTTCGTCAGTAGTGGACAGTTCCTTCTCGATGCAAGGAACGAAACCAGTAGGCTCGACGTTTTTTTCGTTAGCGCCACCAGCAGTCGGCAAGCCATCGCCGCGCAAACGAAAAAGAATGTCATTCAAATCATATGAAAGGTTATACAGATCGCCATTCTGGCGTTTCTTGATACTCAAGACAGCTTCAGTGCGGGTTTGAACTACTGATGACTCAATATCTTCGTGGCGGGACATGGCTTTTTCCTCGGTTGGTTGTCGAGGTTATTTTCCTCACTCTGAGGATAAGTGTCTAACGAGGGATTTTTGCTATAGCGATAAGCGAGACTTGTTGAAAAAGCGACCCTGGCGGTCAGAACATTTATCCTCTTCCTCCTGTGTGGTTGGTGGAAGACCCCGCCAGGGCGAATAGACCAATCAAACGACTGTTATGGATACCGCGCCATAACGCAGGGCACCCTCCAGGCTGATTTAACGCCAAAACCTCGCAGATTAAGGGGTTCCTGAAAGATGCCCTGCGTTATGTGGTGCGCCCTACAGGATTTGAACCTGTGGCCGACGGCTTAGAAGGCCGTTGCTCTATCCAGCTGAGCTAAGGGCGCATTGTTGTGGCGGTGGTGCCTCCACCTGCCGGGTTTAGCCAATGACCGGCGACGTCACACTGCCCGGAAACGTATTCCTTGAACGGGTTGGCTCGCCGCGTGCGCATAGCCGCAATTACCACAACGAGTAGCTCACTCGCTTTAATGCCGCATCCGGTAAGAGGTGAAAGCTCTGAGGTCGAAGCTGGCAAGTGAGCTACCCGTTATGCGCTGTGGTGGAAACCTTCTGGAATCGAACCAGTTTCACCCTTTGCGGGGGTGGCGGGGTTCCGAGTACCCGCATTCAATCAGCCTTCTGATATATCCACCACAACGGAAAGAGCACTGGAACTTGGGCTGGGTATTACCGCATGTCTTTCGACTTCGAACCAAGGCTGACATTACCCAATGCTCTTACCTGTTGTGCCCTGCAATCTGGTTCAGGACTCTGCGCGTGTAGGGCTTCAACGTGTCGTGCAGCACGTCTCTACCCAAGAGTCCTGACCGGATTGCAGAAATGAGAAAGCCCGCTCAGGCCGCTAACGTCACATCTGCCATGCAACGTACAACGGTGAAAATATAGCAGAGTAGAACAACGGATTGCAAATTTAGAACAAAAAAAAGCCCGCTGGTACGGCGGGCATGGAAGTCGAGCAATGGGATGTTGTTCAGGCAAGGTAACTATAGCATCGCTGCTTACCGTTTGCACTGCTTAACCACATCGGTGATATAGCTCTGCAGGTACTCTATTTTGGTTTCCCGTCGCTGGATTCCGGCCCGGATATCGAGAACAACTGATCCAGCTTCGGCAGTAAGCTCGGCTCCTTCTCCATCGCCCAGGCTGCTGGCGCTGGTACTTCCGCCTGCGGCGTGCTGACGGGCTGCAAGGTTGGCTGTGGCGAGGTTTGCTTCAAGGATCCGCACCCGCTTATTGCCAGTGGCAACGTCATAGCGCAGAGCAGCATTTTCACGTTCGGCATTTGCTAATTTCTCCTGGGCTTCTTTATCGGCAGCAGCGGCGGCGGCCTGGGCCTGTTTCTGGCGCTCCAGGGTTTCGGCAGTATCCTGCTGGGCTTTGGTGGTGATCGCTATCTTCTCGCGGTCCCACTTCGCTTTTTCATCAGCGTGTTCAGTTTTGAGGGTCGATGTTTTGGCATCGATGCGCAATTCCTGCACATACCACACGGCGAGACACCCCAATAATGTGCAGATAATGCACATTGCGGCGGTTATTTTTGCGGAGATAAGAGGCGGGATAGTCATTTGATTTCGCCCTCTATGCGCTCTTCATCGGTGGCGACCTTCCCAGCTGCTTTCTTTGCTGCTTCTGCGGCATCTGCGGCCTTCGTAGCTGCTGCTGCGGCCTTTTGCGCTGCTTGCGGTGCGATGGTAAGGCACATATCAAGCGCCGCCTGTCTCGACTGGCGGGACTCTTCATAGGCTGTTCGTATGCTGGAAACCTCCGACGCGGCTCGCGTAGAAATAAGCAGGTGGCTCGCGGCAAAACCGGCGCAAGCACCGGCAATGCTGAACAGCGCAGCGATCCCCCACACAGCCCGGCTGTGACGGCTTTTCTTTTCTTCAGTCATGATGTTCTCTCCACGGCGGCCCGGAGCCTCTGGACCTCTTCAGACAATTTCTGATTTGTCGTCGTCAGTGTCTGAACCTTGTCCTGGATGATCTGGAGCTGAGCGGACAGGTCTGCAATCTGCTTAAACTGTTCGTTGCGCTCCTGCTCCACTGCGGTAAGGCGCTCCCGGAGGCGGGCATTTTCCTCCTGAAGAACCTGAATCATGTTAACTTCTGCACGATCCCCAGCCACGTCCGCCGCCGTGCTGGCGAGGGTCTTTCGGAGCCAAAAAAATCCGCCGATAAAAGCGGTAATGGCTGCACCAATTGCGCCAAGAGTACCACCACCAGGGTTGAACTCGTCCATCAGACACCTCCGAACTGTTTGTAAGCGGAGGCCATTTTCGTATGGTACGAATTCTTAGAGTATGCCGGGCCGTTATAGATGCTGGCGAACGACGTCCAGTCTTTCGCTTTCAGCGCTTTAACCAGACGCGGATCGGCCTTGATAAAGCGAATGAACGTATCAAGCTGACCGGCGGCCTTGTACTGGTCGTTAATGAACGCCTGCAGGGTCGGATATCCGAGCGCTTTCCAGTGGTACCCCATGACCTGAAACGACCCCCAGGAGGCGGATTCCAGCGCGCAATCGCGGTCGTATTTGGCTGCGGTATCGAGACGTTCATGCTCATCCGCTCCACCGAGATAGCCGCCAGGGGTTGAGCTACAGATACCGGATGGGATCTTGCTGGTATCGATGCCTTTGGCGATGAGCCGTTTTTTGAAGATATGACGTTCGAAAAGGATTTTCGGGCGGCCGTCTGCCAGGAAGCCGTTCCCCGAACTTTCGACGGAAGAAACCGCCTTCACTGCTGCAACAGGAACACCGAGCTTACTGGCGGCGGCCTGATAGTCTTTTTCTGTAAGTGACTGCGACATGCGCGACTCCTTGAGGGATCGCCGCACGTCTTGCGCAGC